CGCTAGCCTTCCTATCCCACATTCCAGTGATCTCAGTCACTCACCCCCGATCCAGTTGAGCGATCCGCCGGTCTAGGTACTGCCGGGCCTTACACAGGTCCTCCAGACGCTTCTCCTCGCCGCCCTTACGTCCCTGTCGCAACAGATACTTTCCCGCGTTCCACAACAGTGGATCCGAGGGGAAGGCCGCGTCGAGCACGTCCCACGACTCGATGTTGGCGGCGTCGCTCAGGCCGAGATTGGCGAGTGACTGGCCGAGCCAGATGTAGTGTCCCGGGGACTCGACGGCCTCGGACTCTCCGGCCGGCCTCCCGGCATCCGCGTCCTGGCCGGGCTCGTAGCCCGGCCAGATCTCCAGGTAACGGCGGCTCGGGATCCCGTACTCGAAGAATCCCTTGTCACGGTAGGCGGGCTCCAGGCTCTCTGGCACGTACAGGGTCACGTCACCGTAGCCGCAGGGGTTCTGGGTCGGGTCGTTCAGCCCCTCCGGAGGGGTGGGGGATGACCAGTAGAGCCGGCGGGACCGACCCGGGCTGAGCGGCTCCTGATCCAGGGCCTTGACGTACTCCTCGGGGAGGGTGAGCCGGACGGGCGGCGTGAGCCCGTCCCGGACCTCCAGCCAGGCCCCGTCCCCGAGGTACAGCTCGACCTTCGGGTCCGGGTTCGGCCCAAACTCGTCCGCGCTGAAAACGAAGTTCCCGTCCTCCAGGAGGACCCGCTCTACCTTGGCGGGGGAGGCGGTGCGGTAGGCGGTCTCCAGGCCTACCTGGCTGTGCACCACTCTGGTGAATGAGTCGTATCTACTCATGGTGTGCCCTTCTAGTTGGGTGAGGTGCGTTAATTTCTGAGGCGACGCCCCTTCCGTTACCTGGGGCGCTTCCCGAGCGCGAAGATCGGGAGGCCGATGGCCGGCGCCGGGGCTGCGGCCAGCGGCTGGGGAGGGGGTTATGCGGTCTCCTCCTTACCGTCCCTGGCGCTCAGCCAGGCCGTCACGGCCTCAAGTGCTGAGGCCCCGAACGCGGCTGGGATCGTAATGTCGCCCGGGTAGACGCCCCAGCAGCGCTGACCGCAGCGCCTCAGCTGAGCGACTACCTGGCCATTCTCGTAGACGAGGCACGTGCGTGCCTCGTGCAGCGTGGCCGCGTCCAGAGGCTCGATGCGGGCCTGAGGGTGCCGGAAGACGCGGGTCCGGGCGGTGGCGGGGGCTGGGATCTCTGTGCTCATGGTTCCTCGCTAGGTAGTTGGCTGTGCGGGCTGCCCTAAGCGTATGACGGCATACGGCTCAAGGCGAGCCCGCAGCAGTTAGATCAGTGTGAGAGGCGTCTCATCCCCTCGGCTGGCGATCTTCGGAGGCTTACGCTTCCACTCCCCCAGGACGCGGTCCACGGTCTGGCGGGTCATACCGGAGACCTGACTAAGGACCGACTTCGAGATCCCCCGAGCGTAGGCGGCCAGAACCTCCTGCTGAAGCGCGGCGCGGGCCAGCTTCGCGTCCCGGCGGGCCTTGCGGTCGAGGCGTGCGGCCCTCTCTAGGGGGCTGTCCGCAGGAGGCGCCGGCTCCAGGTCGTCGGTCTGAGAGGTCGGGAGGCGCTGCTCCAGGGCGTGGGCGCGCTCCTGGTAGTCCTCCAAGGCCTTAGCCTGCTGGACGGTCAGGGAGAGGAGCTTGCGAAGGTCCTCAACCATGCCGCGCTCGGCGTCGATCCCGAAGGCCCCGCGGTAGCCCTTGCCCTCGACCCACGCCCCCAGGAGCTTAGGCAGGTCGGAAACGTCATTGATGGATGTCATAGGTATCTCCTACTGGAATTTAATGGATCGATACTGATCGATGGGCACTACAGCCCACCACGCCCGGCTAGGGCGCTGATAGTTCTCGACCGTGTCCCGGACCTTGTTCAGCACCTCACGCATGTCTCGGAGGTCCCGAGCCGCCTTGGGCGCCCGCCCGTTCTGGAGAATCCGCACCTCGATGCTGTCATGCGCCCTCTCCAGGCGGATCGTAAGACCCCGGGCCCTGAGGAGCAGCAGCCTTCGGCTGCCCTCTTTCGGTCGGTTAGAGACGTCTAGGTCAATTCGTAAGCCATTCCAGAACGCGATATACGCAAGATCGAGGGCGGCCGAGTAGCTGATCTTCACGTGACGGGCGGCCAGGTACCCGGTCAGCTGAGGAATAACGTTCAGCAAGGATGTCTCCTCCCTAGCGGTAGCTGCGCCCTAAGGACGATCTCTTCCCTAAGGAAGGATCCAATATAAGGCCTCAGGCGACCTGGATCGGCCTGATCCAGCGAAATCAGCTCCCCGGTTACCTTTCCGATGGGCTTTCCGTTGGCATAGGCGACGCCAATCTCGTAGCGGTCCTCGCGGCCCGCGGGGGGGATTATTGCGGAAGCCATGTCACTCACCGTCGTCCAGGTAGCGGGTAGCCCAGGCCAGGGCCAGGGCGATGACCTGGATCACCTCGGACTCCAGGTCCGAGCCGTGACCGGTCTCAGCGTCGTTGTCGTAGGTCAGGCAGGCCGCGACCTCGCCGATCTCCTCGACGAGGGCGAACAGGCGGGTGGCGTCGGTGTGGCCGTCGCACTCCAGCGTCATGCCGGGGTGCTTCTTAGCGGCGAGGGAGTACTCCTCCAAGGCCCTGGTGAGGACGTCGAAGTCCTCGGGCAGGAGCTTGGATGCGGTGTTGGCCGTATGCCACAGCCACATCCGAACGTCCTCAGGGTCTACGAGCCGCCTGTTCCCTAGAAGGGAGGTGTAGTGAAGCATCAACGTGACCTCGAAACTGCGGTCTCGGGATGGCTCGGAGGCCCTATCCTCCGGGAACCTATCGCAGCCCCCCCACCACACTCGCGCCATGCGAGACCGGGTGATGCTTTCTTGCGGGATCGGGACGTTGGCCCTCGCCATTAAATCGTCCAGCTCGGGCAGCTTGCCGCCGGTGTACGCCCAGACGTAGACGTCCTGAAGGGCTTGCTTCAGGTCCCGGATACGCCGCTTCCGGTGCTCATTTAGCACATCCTCCGGGTAAGCGCCGTAGCGGTTGCTCATAGTGTCTCCTTACGTAGTTGGGGTGGACGTATGAAATCATACGTCCACCCCGTCTAGAGATGCAAGCCGTCAGAACCTCGGAACCGTGCCAGCCAGTGAGAGACCGCTCACAGCGCGCCGGATAGTCCCGCGAGGAACGAACAGCGACGCCTGGCCAGCGTCGCGCAGACCTAGCAGGCCCATGCTCAGCGCGTCCACCTGGTCGTCGTGGCGGCCCGACGGGAAGGCTCTCATCTCCGAGATGAGTTCATTCACCCACCCGTTGCCGGGATCGGAGGGGTGAGGCAGGTAAACGCTACCGGACTCGATCTCCGGCGTCACGGCTCGGGCCCGGACCTCCTTGGACGAGCGCGGCTTGACCGGCTTGATGCCTGCCACTTTCTTGCGCAGGACGTCGATCGCGGCCGTACCGTTAGCCGCGTCCTCCACGAGGCGCTGGTGGACGAAGGAGCCGCCGGGGGAGGCCTTGTCGTCCAGGTCGCCGGCGCTGCACCAGCGCAGCATCTTCTCCAACGTCTGCGTGAAGGACCACTGCCCGCGCTGCTGCGCGATTAGGAACCGGTCAGGGCCCTGACGGCACCAGCGCTGCCCGACGGCGTAGTCCGACGTCGAGGCGCCCTTGAACGTGAGGTCCCACGAGTCGAGCCACTGCCCGCGCTCCAGCCGCTCGCGAGGCAGGAGGATGATCGAGTCGTCGCCCTCCTTGACCTTGGATGGGTCCGTCGTCCAGAACCGCAGCCAGCCGAGGTTGAAGATCGAGCCGTCGGCCGGGACGGGATTCTGTTGGTACAACGCCTCCCACATGTACGACCCCACCGAGCGCTTCAGCGAGTCCCAGCGCTCCAGGGCCTCCTCCCGTGTCTCCTCCGTGAGGGGGCTGTAGAGCGGGTCCCCGGGCGCTCGCCCGAGAGGGTCGTCCTCCTCGGCGATGGCGGGGAAGATCACGTTCTCCCACTTGCTGGCGTCGGGGTTCTTGGCGGGGTTCAAGAGCCTACCGATGAAGTCGTCCTCGTGCCAGCGGGTGGCGATGGCGATGCAGAGGAACGGAGGCTCAAGGCGGGTGACGGCGTTGGCCTGCCACCAGTCCCAGATGGCCTCGCGCTTGGACTCGCTGTGCGCGTCGGCGAAGTCCTTCACGACGTCGTCCATGAGCATGACCTTAAAGCCGAGACCGGTAATCGACTGGCCCGGGGCCGAGCGGGACACGATACCGCCGCCCCGCGTCGTCTGCCACTCGCTCACAGCACCAGCGTCACTGGCGATCTTAATGCCCCACTTCTCCCCGTCCTCCTCGACGAAGCGCCGAACCTGCCGGCCCCACGCCGTAGCGAGCTGCGGCGAGTGGGAGATGAGGCCGATCTTCCAGTCTGGGTGCTGGCGCAGCAGCCAGATCGGCAAGTTGATCGAGGTCAACGTGGACTTGCCCATGCGCGGCGGCATGGAGATCGTCATGTAGCGGTTCTCGCCCGCCTCGACGGCGCGCACCGCCGCGGTCAGGCGGTCGGAGAGATACTGGATGTGGGGGCGGCCTGCGTAGGCTTCATCGAGCTGCTGAGCGCTCTCCAGCGGGCTAGCAGCCTGGCGGTAGGTCGGGTCGTGCGGGTACGGGGCGCCTGCGTGAGGCTTCCCGTCGCACGAGGGGCGGCCGCACTTAGGCTGCTGCTCCAGCCACGCCTGGCGCTTGATGAGCGCCTCCAGCTCCTCCTCCAGCTGGGCCGGGGTCATCTCCCACGGCTCCAGAGGCTTCTTCACGCGTGGCATAAGCAACTCCTATCGCTGGGGTGGTCTCTCATATGGATACAGAATACCGCCACCCTCATGCCGGGGGTGGCGGTATTCTGCCCCGATGTCCCGAGGTCGACTCTACTGCTTGGGATCGATCACCTCAACGTCTGCTGGGCCTACGTCTACGAGGCCCTGCTCGCGCTTGCGGCGCTCGACCTCTGCGACCAGCTGCTCGATCCTCGACGTCGTGGCCGACGCCGTCATCTCGGCCAGGTTCGAGGAGACCTCGATCTGCACCTTGGCCGAGTCAGTCCCGGCGCCGGCAGCCTCCCGCTCGATGCGCGCCGCTACGTCCATCATCTGGACGATCCCGTTGGCGCTCATCCGGGAGATCCGGTCCTCGGTGAGGCTGTCGAGCCACATCTCGGCCTTCTCCAGGGCCTTGCGTCCGAGGGCCCGGTGGCGGTCCCCCATGGCTATCCGGTATCGGACGAGCTCGTTCGCCTCGTTCTCGGCCATGTGCCTGTCCCACGCCTCGACCCGCTCCCTCCACGACCACCGGGCCGAGTAGGAGTTGCCGTTGGGCGCGTCCCGGACCCGGCGGCGCTCCATGTCCCGGTAGGCCTTGAACGAGGCGTAGGCGGCCTCGGTCTCGCCGTCCTGGCGTTTCCAGATTGGTCGGGTGTAGTCCAGCGGGGCGGGCTTGCGCGGCGCCGGCGGCTTCGCGGTAGTCACAGCCCCTCCAGTGCCGATCTCCAGTCCTGGGAAGGTGCCAGGGACTGGTTCACGAGGGCGCGAGCCAGGTCCTGGGCGAATGTCGTGGCGAACTCCTCGCTCCAACCCTGCTCGCGGACCATGCGCGTACGGATGCCGGCGCAGGCCGCCGTGATGGATAGGACGGTGTCGCCCGCGGCCATCAACGCTCCGCTAGCATCAACCAACCCGCTATCAGGCTGCTCCGGGATATCGTCAATCACTTCGCTTGCTGCGGTACTCATGCAGTAGATCCTCTCTCTCCTGTCGCTTCATCTGGTCGACCATGATCCGATATACGCGGGCCACGGTCTTGGCGTGCCAGCACGACGCCCAGCGCGAGTTCTGTCCGTGCTTGCAGGTACACGTGAACCTTGGGTACCCGTGATCCGACTTCAGCACCACGTGGTGGAACTTCCTTCCATCCCTGCCCCGGACCTCTCCCGAACCGCGGGCCGAGTAGGACCGCACCCACCAGACGCGGGGGTTCGTCTCGTCCTGGTAGACGGCTCCCGAGGTCCAGGTATCGCGGGCTGCCTTCAGCTGGGCCCGTGACATCTGCTCCCACTCCAGCTGGCGCACGAAGTCGAACTCGGTGTTCGTCAGCCTAGCCCTCGCCACTGAGATCACCTCCAGCGCCAGTGACCGGGTACATGCTTGACAGGGTTGAGCCTGCCAGAGCCTCGCGCACCGCCCACTCGGCCTCATCTGCGTCCAGGACAGTGCAGGCGGCTCCTCCGGCGGCACGCACTCGACGGATCTGTCGAACCTGCTCGACCGATGTACGGGCCAGCGCGTGCCTCCGCGACTCGCCAGGCTTCTGGTGCTTGACCTCCAGGAAGATCAGACGGCCCTCAACACAGCACAGCACGTCAGGAATACCGGCCTCCATGTAGACCGAGCCGTGCATCTTCCAGGTAACCGAGCCCGGCCAGACCTGAGCTATGCGGCGGCGGATGGCGTCCACGACGCCGCTCTCCTTGCTAGCCATGTCACTCCTTTCGTCTATGGGGCGGCCCCCGCCGGAGCGGGGGCCGTCGTTCATCGGACCTCAGAGGCCCAGGTCGTCGATGTCCAGATCGTCCACGTCGATCTCGACAGCGTCCTCCTCAGCCGGTGCGGCCTTGGCGGGCTCCTTGGCAGCGGCGGCGGGGACCTCGCCGATCTCGTCCTCGCCCGCCATCGGGTCGTCCGAAGGCTCGTCCTTGGCAGGCTTGGTAGCGCGAAGGTACTCGCGCACCTCGCTCTTGACCTTGCCGTTGTAGGGCTCGCCGTCCTCCACAAGGATATCGACTGGACGGCCGATGAGGCTGCGGGGGTTGAGCGCGATCTTCTTCTTGGCGATCTTGACGCCGAGGGCCTGGAGGAAGGCAGCCGATCGGAACATCGCCTTCTCCGTCTGCGGGAGGCGGTCAATGATCTGCTGGCCGGCGTGCGGGCCCTCGGCGATCTCCAGGTAGATGACGAACATCGTGTTTCCGGCCTTGGAGGTCGTCTCCTCGAAGTCGGAGACCTCGGCGTGGTAGGTACCGGGGGCGACGTGGGCGGTGGAGGTGTCCTTGTAGTTGGTGAAGTCGAAGGTCAGAGCCATGGTTGTTTCTCCTGTGAGGTTGGGTTACTGGAGTCAGTTGTCGGACTTGTCCGACTTGGCGGCGGGCTTGCGCTCCGGTACTCCGCCCACTCCGAGGAAGCGGGAGAGCTTCTCCAGAGTCACGGGGTGGTCGCGTCCGAGGACGGGCGGGACCTTCCCGCGAAGGTTGTAGGGGATACGGGCCTTGGTCCCGTACTCCGGGTCGGTGCCGAAGCGCACGATGTGCTTCAGCGAGGGGCCGTCATCGCGGCCGGTGTTGTCGAGGTCCTCCTCGACATCGGCGTAGATGATGTAGTTCGGGGTGGCGCGGATGATCGACTGGGCGCCGCGCTGGACGTCCGGCGAGCGGCGCACGCCGCCGTTGATCTCGTCCTCGACCATCTTGACCTGAGCCGTCATGACGACGTGCATCGGCTCGGGGCGGTTGCCGTCGGCGAGGCCGTACCAAAAGACGGCCGTGTCGGTCATGATGTCGAGGGCCTGCCCCCACGTGCGCTGGTCGGCAGGAGCGGTGCCCTGTTTGATCTCACGCACCGCGGTCTCTGAGAAACCGGTGAGGTAGCGCATCGTCATCTTCTGAAGGGCGGTGAGGCTGTCGAGGATGACGGCCTTGTAGCCGTGGCCCCCCTTGTCCAGGCTCCAGAATATGTCGTCCAGAGCGGTGACGCTCTCGGGGCGCACCACGTCGATGTTCTTGGCGTATGGGGCGTTCTTGAAGGACTGGGTCCCCTTCTCCCCAGGGAGGTCGATGAACAGGGTCTTGCCCATCGTGGCGACCGTCGAGGCGAGAGACGAGTTGTGGGTGACGATGTAGTCCTCTGTGACGTAGAGATTGCGGGGAGAGTCTACTGCGATGCACAGCCCCGTAGTCAGTCCTACTGGCTCGACGGAAACCACTCGCCGCTTCTCGTTGTACTTGGACGTCCTCGCGTTCCCCGCCCACCGGCAAAACCGGAACGGGTTGTGCGGGGTAGTGAGGCCCAGAGCCCACGTACCGTCAGTCTTGTGCTTGTGGATGTTGGCCCCGATTCCGAGAGACCAGCAGAGCCTCTGAACGTCCTTCACCAGCCGCTCGGAGGTCGAGTGGTAGAGGCGCTGCCCCTTGCCGGAGAGACGTCCGTCCCCGTCAAACAGACCTGCCAGCAGGTCCGTCCGCTGCCGAACGGAGGCCCGTAGGTAGACCTCGGGGATGAACTTCTGCCCCGACGGGACTCGCAGGCCGAGACCCTCCAGGGCTGCCTGAAGGGCGCCTCCCCTGAACCGTATCCTAGGAGTGTTGTTCTTCGGGAACTCTCGGACGTAATCGAGGTCCTTGATGCGGGGAAGGAGGCCTTCCACCACCGATTCCTCGCCCTTCGTCCAGGTAACGGCGCGGCCGTGCAGATACCCATCTGCCAGCAAAGCGCCCAGCAGGTAGGGGTCTACGGGAAGGTCAGCTTCCGGGTGCTGCGCTGCCGACATGCGCGGGATCACGTATCCCGGTCCTCCCGAGAGGAGCTTTCGGTGAAGCTCTTCTGTATTCACTACCTTGCGACCTGTGCACTTAGCTTCCACCTCCCACAGGTGGTCGCCATCCGCGAGGACGCTTGCCCCGTCGTTGAGCACAACCTTGTAGGTCTCGCGCTCGACCTCTGCTGACTTTCCGTATACCGGGTAGGGCTTCCCGTCCACGCCGATCACCTCGGAGCCGATCTCCAGGTTCTCGATGTTGACCCATCCTCCGGGGGTGAGGACTCCGGTCCCCAGTGGGAGACGCTTGCCTCCTCCCTGAGGCCCGAGGATCAGCCACCGACCATAGTCGGCTGCCTCCTCGTTCACGTCAACGATGTTGACGCCGGCGAAACTGGTCATTGAATTTCCTTTCGCTGTCTGGTGGATGACTTAACTGTAGGTGTATGCGGGCGGGCATCACAAGCCCGAAAGGCTACCTGCGCTGTGAGACGGCTCACGGTAGCGCAGGCCGTACTCCTCCGGCGCGTACTCCCCGCCCGGCCCGCCGACCATATGAGCACGGCACAGGTCGGAGAACTCACAGAACTGGCACGCAGCCTTCCCGAAGTTGCGGGGAGCCTCCCCGCGGCGATCTGCGCGGACCCTAGTACGGGAGATGTCCGAGCACGTGTCGGCCGCTGCCTGAAGGTGCGAGCGCACGAGGTACGGGCTGACCGGAGTCAGGTGCCTAGCGAACCACTGCGAGGTGGCCTGAGGTGAGGCCAGGCGCTCGATCTCGGCCTCCGCTGCCGTGTAGACGCCTGCGGCGCTGCCGTCTTTCTTCATTCCCTCAAAGGGGACGCCGTCGGCGCACCACTCGAGGTACGTCCTCAGGTCGTAGTCCTTGACCGACGCGCTGAGCTTGCCGGCCTTCGTGATCTTGGGCGTCTTCGGCGCCTTGGACCGTACGCGGTCGAAGGCGACGGCGCGGGGACGTGGCACCCCCCACTCGTCGCACAGGGGGCTGAGGCCCCACGCGTAGAGCTGGACCTGACTGTCCATCATCTCGTCCAGGCTAGTGACCTGGCCGAGCGTGCCGGACGTCTTGCAGTCACGGACCACGACGATTCCGCGCTTGCGGTCCTGGTAGACCTCGTCCGCGTAGCCCCAGAGCGTGACCCCGGTGCCGGGGATCTCGCGCTCCCAGCGCTGCTCGACGGCGAGGACGGACTCGTTCTCGGAGTCCTCGGCCCACCGCTCCCGCCACTCGGCGTATACGTGGGCGAGGCGCTGGGAAAGGGGCTGGCCCAGCCACTCCAGCCAAGCCTGCCGAGCCGCCTCGCCTAGGCGGTCCCAGTAGTCTCTGGAGGCGGAGATGATCTCATCAGGTGAGACGGTGCCTGGGAACGTCGGGCCGGTGTCCGTGGTCTGGATCTCCTCCAGGCCGACCTTGAGCGTGCCCTCGGCACGGCCCTTGTCCAGCCGGTCAGCGGCCCGCACGGCATGGAACCACGACCCGAAGTCGAGGGCAGGGGTGACTTCAGAACGGGCGCGGCGCAGGCCGTCTATGTAGCGGTACTTCCACGCCTGGGGGCAGCGGCGATGGAGCGTGAGGGAGGAGTAGGTGGCCTTCTCGGCCGTAATGACGTCCTCCTCTGGACGCTGGGTGGGACTCATTGGGCTTACCTATCGTCGTAGATGTGGCTCATAAGGGCCTTCTCCAGGTCCGTGCGGTCCTGGTAGGCCTGGAAGACTAGGTCGTCCACGGTGTTCGGTGCAAGCGCGTACCAGAACGTGGTGGAGCTCCTCTGACCGAGACGGTTGAGGCGGTCGCGGGCCTGGACGATGTCGTCACGCTGCCAGGGCAGCGAGGCGAAGATGGCGTTCCTGGCCGTGACCAGCTCGTTCACGGCGACCGACAGGGTCTTGATCTGGGCGACGATGACGAGACGCGCCGGGTCGTCGGACCCGAAGCGCTGGCGCATGGCAAGGCGGTCCTCCGGCTTGGTGGAGCCGTCTATCCGCAGGACCGTGGTCCGCTTGTCGGCGATCTCCTCCTCCAGGGACTTCAGCTCATAGGTGAAGGACCCGAAGACGACGATGCGTCGCTCATCCTCCAGCGTGTCGTGGATAAGGGAGGCGATCGTCTTGGCCTTGGACCGTCCGATCTCGCGGACCCTCCCCTCGTCGTCCGGCAGGTGGCCTGCCGTGATCTGACGAAGGCGCGTCATCTGCACGAGGCGGCTGGCCGCGGTGGCCGAGTCCCCGTCTCCGGCCTCCCTGGAGTCGTCCTCCTCGCGGAACTCGACCTGGAGCCTCGTGCGCATGTCCTCGTACGCCTTGAGTTCCTTCGGACTCAGCGCGACAGGGAGGACGGCGTCAACAGCGTCCGGCAGGTCCAGGCACTCCTCCTTGATGGCGACCGATGAGCGCTCCCCCATGATCTCCTCCAGGCGGTCCAGGTTCTTGAAGCCGACGACCTCGTGCCCCATGTACCCGCCCATCTCGGCGTAGTCCTCCTTGAAGTGCTTGAACGTCGCCACACGGCGCTCGCCGTTGGGCTGCACCCGGCCGAAGGCTCTCGGGTCGAGGAACCGCCACTGTCCGTAGACGTCGAGCGGGCTGTGCGGGATGACCGTCCCGGTCAACCCGATCCGGCGCTCAACCCGTGAGCCGATCCGTCCCGCCAGGCGAGATGCGTTGGAGGAGACGGACTTGATCTTGTGCATCTCGTCGATCACGACGAGGTCGGGATCGAAGTCGGTGACGGCGCTGAGCACGACGTCGGCCATCGTCTTGGAGCCGACCTGTCGGCGCTGGGAGAGCGTGTCCAGGTTGATCGCCTCGATCGCGAGGCGGGGCTTGGAGTCCCCGAGCACGTCGGGTCCGACCTTGGCCGCCATCTTCCGGTCTAGCTCGACGCCATCTCGCCGGGCGGCCAGCGCCCAGGCCCGATTCGCGTGAAGTGCGCGGACGTCATCTCCCGCGCCGCGACCCTTGCCGCCTGTGACTTTCTTAGGCATCTTCCCGCCGCGAGAGCGGAGAGCCTCGACTCGCTGCATGACCGAGCCTCCGAGGGCTTCCGCCCAGACGTTGACCTGAGGGCTGACCCACTTTGGGGCCTGGAGTGCCCACTGATCGACGGCGGCGAGGGGGCCGATCACGAGGACTCGGGCCTCCCGGCGCGGGGAGGCCAGCGCCAGCAGGGAGCAGTAGTCTAGAGTAACCGCGGTCTTCCCCGTGCCCGGCTCCATGAGGAGCGCGCCGACGCCACCGCAGGCAATGAGCTTGGCCAGTCCCCGCTTCTGGTGAGCGAATCGGGGCGGACCTCCGAACTCGAACTTAGCCATGCTCCTTCTGCACCCTCTCCAGCAGATCAGTCACGTCGATCGGCTCCCAGTCGAGGATCAGGTCGAACTCGGGATCCAGAAGCCAGCTGGGGGCGACTCCAGGCTGCATCTCCGGATCAACGGGGTAGTAATAGGGATCCCCGTCAGAGTCGTAGTGGAGCGCGAAGATGCCGAAGACCCTCCCGTTCTCGTCAGCCTGCGTAGACCTCCGGCGAGCATCTTTGACGTAGATCAGCCCGCAGCTGGGCCAGGACTCCTTCAAGAGGGATCCGTCCTGAAACTGGAGGGGAGATCCCTCCTGAGCGGCCGGGTATAGCGCGCCCTCGTCGATAGGGATCTTGACCTCTTCTGCGCTATCCTCGGAGCTCCCGGCCTTCTCGGCGTACAAGATCCCGCTCTCCAGCGCGGTCCCGTTCCCGAGGACCTTCCACCAGCAGTCCCCGTGGTAGATGATCGCGTCGGCGATGATGTCGATGCCGCGCTTGAGCGCGATGTACTGCCCCAGGGCCTGCACCCTCGAGTAGTCGGCGCTGTCGATAGCATAGTGGTGAGTGCTCATGAGTTCTCTCCCAGGTGTAGTGCCGCGGCCTTCTCAGCCTCCGCGAGGATATGCTCCTGACGTTTCTCCTCCGGGATCCTCAGCAGGTCCTTGCGGCGGTCGTGGATGTCGGTCAGGTAACGGACGTACTCCCCGACGAGCTCGGCCTTGGTCCGATCGCGGCCGACACGCCGGCTCGGGACGTAGGAGATAGGCTTCTTGCCCTTGACGGCCAGAATGTCGCCGTCCTTAATGTCGCCGGTAGGGGACGCCTTCACGCGGCGCATGATCTCCTCAGCGCTTACGATGTGCCGGCTCACCTGCCCTCCTTCTGTAGGTCTTGATGATAAATGCTATAACTTTCAGAACTGTTCTCACAGGTACCTCCCCTCGGGATCGAGACGAAGGCGCCCTCGCGGATCGAGTAGGTCAGCTCCCGACCACCCCGGCGCCCGGCCTTAAGGGCCTTGGCCCAGTAGACGATGGCCTGCGGAATCTCCAATAGCACCCAGAGGCCCCATGCGATGCCGAGGGCGGTGTCGTCCTTGATTAGAGGGTGCATGATCATGACGAAGACGGTTGCTCCCGCCACCCAGCACAGGCGGTGCAGGGCGCGGTTGGCATATACGGCGTCAGTTGAGGTAAGCGTGTAGGTCGAACGCGCTGGGCTCACGGTGTCTCCTAGGTGCTGAGGGCGGGAGTTAAGCGACTCCGCAGGAGCAGTACTGCTCCGGCTTCTCGCAGCTGGGGCAGTACCGGTCCCCGGTCCACGGGTCCTCCAGGACCCCGGTCAGGCTGTACTCCCGGTAGGCACGGGCGAGGGCCTTCTCGTCGGCCACGTACATCTCGTTGCGGTACGCCTCCCACTGTGCCCGGCGCTTGCGCTGCGCTCTCGTGGAGCCTTTGCGTTTCATTTCAGTTCTCCTCCGTCCTAGGGGTTGTTCCGGGAATGACTTAAGCCTACGCGGCACGTATGCCACGATGCAAGCCCAGTAAAGGGATACCCCAGTGGCGTAAGTCACTGGGGTAGTTTCCGCGGAGATTTCGCCGATTTGCGGGCTAGTCACCGAGGTAGTGGGCTAGAATCGTCTGCACGGTCTTCCGCTCCCCTCCGACATAGACAGTTGCCTCCGTCTGATAAAGGTGCCAGCCGCGCTCGGACAGCATGGCGCACGCATCAAGGATCTCCCCGAGCCCTCGCAAGCCGAAGGACGCGATGGTGATGTCGGGGACATCGTTATGGCGCAGCAGGGTCTCGATCGCCTTCCAGTCATTCAGGCTCCGGACACGGTAGCCGCGGTCGAATACGGGATGGGCCGATCCGCCCTCCTCCCAGGCCCTCTCGAACGCCTCCTCAGGCGTCAGGAGGGGCAGGCCGCCGAAGTCACGCACTTGAGCCCTCGCTCTCCTTGTCATTGCTAGTATCGCCCAGGTCCCGCTCCTCCGGGCCGTCCTCGCCTACGGCGACCAGCGTGTACTGATTCCCTCCACGGCCTCTTACGGCCATGATCCAGCCGCGCGAAATCAGGCGATCCAGGGTCGCCTTGGTCCTCGCGCGAGGGAGGTCGTCGTCCACGAGGGCGTACAGGTCTCGCGAGTTCAGCTCGACCCCTATCTCCCCGCGGAACGCTCCGATGATCGTGTCCTCATCGTCCTGACGCTGGGCGATCTTTTCCATGACCTTAGACATGTCGGTGAAGTCGAGCTCGACCCGCCGCGCGGAGTCGTTCACATCCTCGCCATCTGCGTTCAGGATGCCTCCCCCTCCTGAGGGCATGCGGCGCGGGGGCGTAATTACGAGGGACGAATGCCCTTCAGTCCGGCTGTCCAACGTTACGACGCCGGCCACCTGAGCCTTTCCGCGACCTCCGACCTTCTGGGAGTGGGCTCGGACCTGTCCGGGCCGGTCCTTCAGGACGACTAGCTCCATCTCGCCGACGTCGCCGGGCATGGGCTGCTTGATCGGCCACACCTGAAGCAGCGTGCCTTGCACCATGGCGACCTTGTGCTGGGAGCCGATCGGCATGGAGCCCTTTTCAGCGCTCTTGGCCTGGTGGTCGATGATGATGACGGTCGAGCGTCCGTTGCGCGTCAGGCGCTTCAGCCACGACGTGATGACGTCTGTGCTCACGGCGTCGTTCGCGTCCAGGCCGTGCAGGCCGTAGAGCGCGGTCATACCGTCGGCCACGATGATGTCCGGGTCGAGGGACTGGAGCGCCATGTCGAACTGGTCCTGAGCGAACTCGCCGGACTTGGTCGGCTGGTCCTTGCCCCACTTGTTGCGCTGCATGTCGGCTAGCGGGCCCTCGGGGCGGATGTAGGAGAACTGGGCCCTCAGGTCGTCGTCCATGGCGCCGAGCAGTCGCAGGCGGTTCAAGGTTTGTACGGGCTCATCCTCAAAATCCAAGTAAAGAGCGCGACCGCCGGCCTCGATCTCCTGAAGGCAGATCGCCATGGCGATCCACGACTTGGCCGACTCCGAGGACCCGAACAGCATGTTCACGCGCCCCCTGTACATGAGGCAGGCGCCGTCGTTGCGGCGGCAGACCTCAGGATCCGGTACCTTGAGCTTACCGGTCAGGTAGGGCTCCAGGTCGACGGGGCTCCAGGACGAGGGGCGGGCATCCAGCGGATCCAGGTCCTCTAGGACGTCGTTCACGTCATCGTCCGAGGCCGGGGTGCCGTCTTCCAGCGTCTCCGGAGCACTGTCCCCAGTAGCAGGCCGCCCCAGTGCGGGACGGATGGACCCCAAAGACCTCGGCTCGGAGGCATCATCACCGTCAACGAAGGTCGGCGCCGGCGCTGACTCGTCGAGCTCGATCTTCAGGCCATCCCACTGGTGCGCCCACGGAGGCTGCCAGCCAGGCACGTCCCCGGCCACGTCCGGCACGAAGCCGGCCACGGACTCAGCATCGCGGACGATACGCTCGACGACCTTCACGCTCTCCTCCCCGATGTACTCGGCCAGGCGGGTGAAGCCAGTGGCCTCCCCGCCCTCCCGGAGGCGGCGCTTCGTAGTGTAGATCGCCTCACGCTCGCGCTGCTCGGCGCCGTCCTCGTCGTGAGTGGCCTGGGCGAGGGTGCGGATGACAAGGCCCGCGTTGCGCTCCCAGAACGGGTGCACGGTCTGCGAGTCCCCGTAACGGAGGAGCCCGCCAGCAAGGGCGACGTAGGCGTCGTGGCGCTGGCCGGGGCCCGGCCAGGCGTCCAAGAGGACGGCGCACAGCCCAAGGAGGGTTACCTGGGCCAGAAGCTCGGTGCCGTCAACGATGGCCGGGCCCTCGTCCCCACCCCAAGGCTCGCCCTCCCACTCGTAGGTCTCGGCCGTGGCGGGATGGATCGAGGGGGGCACAATGGTCTGAGAACCGGTAGTGCGGATCTCGACCGATACGCCGGAGCCTCTTCCAGACACGTCTGGGATCTTGAGGCGGCGCGTTGGTGGCAGCGTGCCTGGCTTGGCGCGGTACCAGTAGTGCGACCTGCGCGAGGTCTCCCGGCCGTGGACCGCTGCCGTACAGGGCAGCAGGTACGACTTGAGCCGCTGCGCGGCCGGGTGGTCGAGGTCGACGTCGATCAGGTCGCCCGACGCTTCGCCGAGGAGAACGCCAAGGTTAGTCGAGCCGCCAGCCGTGTACTCCTCGAAGGCCTGTCTTACGGCGGCCTCGCCCTCCCCGGTGTCAGTCGTCGGGTCTGGCCAGCGGATCTTCGTCCAACCAGCCATCGTCGGCCCCTTGGAGTGGCGAAGGATGGGCAGGGGCGTCAGCCCCCTGCGGTAGGCGTCGAGAGCGGCCTCTACGACGGCCGCGTTGTGCTGTTCAGTGGTGCTCATGGGTCCTGGGGTTGCTAAGGTGGGTGAGGGGTAGGTAGATGCCCTCAAACCGGCGGCCGGTAGTCAGCCGGTCACCGGTTTGAGGGGTTGTCTGGATTGGTGAAGGTGGTCCGATGGGGGGTCACCTTGATCCCCGAAGGATGTGGAGCCAGATCGAGCTCGCGATTCCCGTACGCCTCCATGAGGCGCGCTAGGACGATCCTGGGCTGCAGGCCCTGGCGCTCTGCCCGACGGATGACTCTCTCCCAAGTAGCCTCTCCCATCGTGAAGGTAACCGACTTGCGTGGGCCTGAAGGGTTGCCCGGCTTCCGGCCGAAGTCGATCGATGTGGGGGCATCCAGCGGCGAGAACCGTTGGTCAAGATCTGGGCGGTCATCCTTGTACGGGACAAGCTTGTCCTTGCCGGGGCGGGGCATGTCATCTCCTCTGTCGGGTGTATGCCCCGCATACACTACCCGAAGGGTATTAGAACCTCAAGGGCTCTGAGGGCCGATCTCTCGGCAAGCGGTCACCGCGTCCCGCGGTGTGGAAGTCCATTCTTTACGAAGGCTCATGGAGCGTTGACTACGCGCTCGGGCGAATCACATGTCTCAGATTCCCGCATTCGTCGCCGGTGGGCTCGCTGTCATACCCCACCGATCCGGAAGAGGCGGTTCACGTCGCTCGGACAGCTCCTAGCCTCCCGTCCCGACTTTCCCAAACAGCAGCGATGAGAGGGTCTATCGGGTCGATTGGCTAAGGTATCCGAGGAAGCGTTTCAGCGGGGAACTCCTTGCGGAGCAGCTTCTCCCCACGTTCCGGGACCTGTCGACTGCGCCACGAATCGCGTTTCCGGTTGTCCTCCGGTCCCCGTCCCCCTCTCACCGCTCAGTGAGTGCTTCTCGGCGAACCTCGGGGCCTTCAGCCCGCGGTCCTACATCCTCACCGGGGCCAGAGACTCGTTTGGCGGCCCTACCCCTGACTATGAGACGGGGCTACGGGGAACACACAAGGCCTTTCCCGACGCCGGTGGTGATGATTGGCGGAATCCAGTTATCCAGGCCGTGCGGGCCTTGTAGCGGCGGTCGACTTGTCTTGAAGCCCTCGGCTGATCCCCCGAGGCTGCCCCGTCCGTCCAGGCCATCGCGTACTCGCAAAGCCTCCCAGCTGACTGGGTATCTCTACCGCCTCGGGTTAGTTCCTCTGTCCGGAAAGGAACGTCCGCCGCCGGCTTGCGGCGGCCAGTCCGGGGAGTTTCGCCCCTCGGCGGTGATGGGTCCATCAAACCCCAATCAGGGAGCGAATGCAAGTCGGGGAGGCCATTTCTTGTCGTGAGTGTCGTCACATTTGCGCGGGGCGGCGCCGCAGCCCTTCCCGGGACGAAGGTGTGGTTCACGCCTAGGCGCAGCCGGAAATTCCTCAGAAGCCGTATAAGCCCTTCTGAGCGCCTTTCTGGGCCGGACCCTTCCGGGAGTGCGGGGACGGGGTAAAAGTCCGTCAGAAGCGCTTACATGTCCTCTGAGAGGCATGTGCGGGCCCGTCCCCGGCACGGGGATGCACGGGGATGCACGGGGCGCGTCCGCTGGGCGGCTCGCCGTCGGAGCCCGCGGTCGCCGAGAGGCCCGAGGGGCGGGCGTGTCGACCGAGCGCAGCGCAGCGGAGCGAGCCTCGACACGGCGACCCGAGGAAAGCCTCTCCGCCTGGGACCGAAAACGCCCGAGGACCCGTGGGGCGACCGGCGCCCCAGCGCCGCAGCGCCCTGCACGGGGACACCGGGCGGGTGAAGGTCCCCCGGCGCCGGCGACGGGCGGAGCCCGGCCAGCCTTTGGACCGGGGTTCAAAGACCCGACCCCGAAGCGGAGCGAGGGGTCGGGTCGGAACCGGCAACGGGTGAGGAAACGGCATCGGCAGCGGATGTGACCTGGCTCATATATACACATATATTCCACTACCCACACAACACGAGCGCCCCCGGGTCTCCTCCCCCCTGACTCCGTCAGGGGAGGAGACCGGGGGCGCGAGTGTGTGTGGGCGCGCGCGGGCGCGCGTGGTGGCACTTTCCGGGGCGCATTGCAAGTGCAAAACGGTGACGTTGTTCACGGAATATGGGTTTAAAAGTTAGACAATCATCACACCCAGATCCGGGAATACAGGGCCGACACGCCGATAGACCCCAGTAATGGAGCCGAATCCGGCAACGTCGGGGGCGCGGCACGCCCGAGTCAAGGATGACCATGTAACTTGGCATACACTTTTTGACATAAGTATTAGTTACCCTCCCGACCGTGCTTAACCCGCTGTGACCGGGGTTACTTTCTCACTATGCGGACAACTGTCTCAGAATGTGGCGCGGGGTCTGGGACGTGATTCAGGGCACACAAAAGGGCCCAGCCGCGATGGCTGGGCCCTTCGGGAAGGGGCTCAGGCGTCCTTCGGAGCCCTCGTGTAGGGGGTCTTGTTACGGGCTGGGCGGCGCGCCCCGGTCCTCGTCACCGTCCCCGGGAAGGTCGGGTCCAGGCGGCGGGCCCTGCGCAGCCAGGAGTCCACGGTGTAGACGCTGCGGCCCAGCTCCTTGGCGATATCGGTACGGGTCTTACCCTCCTCGATCAGCTTGCGCAGCGTCTCGACGGGCGCTCCTCGGTAGGCGTTGCCCCCTCGTGCGGGCTTCTCGGCCCTCTCAAGCACGTTTGCGGCGATTTCGCAGAGGGTCCGGTGGGGGACACTGTCAGGGAAGCGAACGCCCGTATCTGGGCGGCACAGGAGGTTTACGACGTGGTAGCGGCCGCCGGAGTCCGGCTCGTCGGTGATCTCGACCCAGTACTCGATCTCGTTCTTCGTGTCCCGGACCTGGGCGGCGGGGCGGCCCTGGATCGTGGCCTTGCGGGCGGGGTAGGTGCGAAGCGCGTTGCGCATGGTGTCTCCTAAGGTGCGGTGTGATACAGGTCTCTTGGCGAGTTGGGAATAGGCATTAACCGTTGCAATCACTGAGTATTCCCGGATTCTGAGTTTTGAGACGTATGTCTCAGGAGATGCGGGGTGAAAGTGTGATGCACATCTCCGAGAATGTGGGAATACAGGACTTTTCCCAGCGTTTCCAGCGTATTCCCGGTTTTGAGGTTTTGAGACGTAAGTCTCAATCAGACGGCTGGAAGCGGGTCGTCCTCGTCGTGCAGGTCGTGCACGCCCCAGCGGGTGCCTGCCGAAGGGCCCGCCACGATCGGCACGTCCATCTGGCAGTCGAGCGGGCGCAGGAACGTGTTGACGTCCTCCATCCGGCGCTTGCACTCGATGAGGATCTCCTGCCAGCGGTCCTCTGGGACCTCGATGCAGATCTCGTCGTGGACGGTGGCGACCACGTGCGCCCCCTCGACCTTGGGGAGCGGGTAGCCGGGCAGGGTCCCCATGATCGAGGCGGCCGCCATCTGCATGAGGTCCGAGCCGAAGCCCTGCACAGGGCTGTTCAGGGCGTTGCGCTCGGCGTGGGAGGACTTGAACGAGCTCTTCGAGTACAGGTCGCTCAGCCACTGCGTGCGCCCGATGGGGGAGGTCACATAGCCCCGCTCGTAGGCGCGGCGCTTGGCGCGCTCGTGCCACTGGCGCATGCCGTCCCACATCTCGAAGAAGGCGCTGTGGACGGCCTGTGCCTCGGCCAAAGTGAGAGAAACATCATAGGCAGTGGCGGCGTAGGACTGGAACCCTCCAGGGCTCATGCCGTAGAGCAGGCCGAAGTTGCCAGCCTTAGCCCGCTTACGCTCCAGGCTGGTCACGTCCTCGGGTGCCTTGCCAGCGATCTTCGCGGCGAGGAGCCTGTGAAGATCGTCACCTCGCTGGAACGCCTCGATCATGGGCTGAGAGCGGGAGATGAAGGCAGCCACACGCAGTTCGACCTGGCTGTAGTCAAGATCCAGCAGGACGTGTCCGGGTCGGGGGATGAAGGCTGGCTTGAGCCTGGCCGATATCTGCTGGACGTTCGGGTTGCTCGAACTTAATCTTCCCGTGCGGACAAACCCCACGTTGTAAGTGGCGTGGATCACGTTGTTTGGGTCGCGCAGCTCCAGCCACGAGCGCAGGAACTCGAGCGTCTTCGTAGCGTCGCGGTGGCGCAGGAGTGCGTCGGCGGCGGGGCTGCCCTGGCGCTGCTGTGCGATAAGGACCGCCTTGTTCCACTGGGCGTTGCCGGAGTCCGTGCGCGCCGTCACCCGCAGGTCGCCGGCCTCGATGGCCTGGGCTACGAAGCCCTGGAACCACTTCGACGTCGCGGCGGTGGTCACGCCGTCCTTCGCCGGCGCCGGAGCCGGGGCGGTCCCGTACAGGTCGAGGATGTCCTCGCAGGCCTTCAGGCGAAGGGCGTCCATCTCCTCGATCTTGGAGTGGACCCAGTCGACGTCGAGCAGGAAGCCGCGCTGCTCCACCTTTGTGAGAGTCTTCACAGTAGGCATGGAGACGTAGGTGGCGACCTTGCCGAGACGGGCCATCTGGATGTCGTCGGAGTCGAAGGGCTCATCGTCGCCGGTGAGGAACATCTGGTCGCGGTGCTCCTCCTCGATCTTCCAGGTGTAGTAGGTGTCACGCGCTGCGTACTCGCCGAGCTGGATCAGGTCCACGCGCTCGGCAGCGCCGGGTGTGCCGAGGTCGAAGTCGTCCCACTCCTCGATCCCGAAGTCTCGGGCGGCGCGGATCTTCAGGCGGGTGCGGGCCTCGGTGTCGACCAGCTGGGAAGAGACGGTCGTGTCCCACTCGATCCGGTCGGACAGGTCCACGCCGGCCTGGGCGAAGACCCATCGGGCGTCGAACTTGATGTTCGCGTTGACGAAGGGCTTCCCGCTGCGGTTGATCTCTCGTCCGATGATCGCCATGACCTTCCTCCACGCCCCGAGCAGGGGCGAGGCCGGGTGCGAGAGGGGCACGAGGTAGGTCATCGGCTGCTCGCCGTCAAAGGTGCGCCAGTTGTAGGCACCAGCCGCCGCGCGCTCGGCGCCCGGAATGGTGAGGGAGGCCAGGACGATCCGCGCCGGGTATCCGCCGTTGGTGTCTCCGCCGGCCTCGGCGTACTCGTCCAGGCCGGTGGTCTCCAGGTCCATGACGACCTTCTGCGAGGCGTGGATGGCCGCGATGAGGGCCTTCAGGTCCTCCTTGCCCCAGACCCACGTGATCGGGCCGCAGGGCGTGTGTGAGCCTTGGGAGACCCTCCTGGCTCGGCTTACGACCTTCCCAAGGTCCATGATGCTCATGACTGCTCCTATCTGGGACGGCGGCTGCCGTCGCCGGGTGATGGGCCCAGCCTACATCTTGTGAGGTGACGGGTAAAGAGCTCACAACTTTACAAGCGTGATCTGGGCAACAGAAAACCCCACGACCTTGAACCGTGGGGTTTTCTGTGCGGCGTCGTTGCCTGGCAGGGCTCCGGCCCGCTGACTAGGCGGTGGTAATGGCTCAGAGCTCGTGCAGGAGAGAGACTAGCACGTCCTGTAGGTTACCTACCTTGTAGCTGTACTCGACGCGGTTGCGGCGGGAGTAGACCTCCATAGTCCACAGCGGCCAGCGGCCGCGCTTCTCATCGGACTCGGTGAGGGCCAGGACGAGGTCATGGCCATTCTCCGCAATGACCTGCGCGACGCCGTCCTGCTCGACGGCGTGCACGTAGCGCAGGTAGGGGCGCAGGGCGTTGGCCCAGGACTGGGCAGACACGCGGCGCTCGGTCAGTGGGTTGAAATTGCCGGGGAAGGCGAGGTGATTGGTCGATAGGGATGTCACTGGATTCTCCTATCAGTTGGCCCAGCTCATAGACGCGGAAACGCCTCTAATGACCTTTGCGTCGTCCTCAACGTAGATCTCCGCCGTAGAGCCGGCCTCGCCTGGGTCGGGGAGGTAGACCGTCGAGTAGCCGTATGCCTCTACATCCACGTCATCAGACGCCACGTAAACTGAGGCGGAGTTCAGGACCTCTACCTGCGCGCGGTCGTAGGCGTAGACGGTGGCCTCGTCGTGAGCGCGTACGGAGCTTCCTTCAGTAGCGTAGATGGTGGCCGATTCCCTAGCGATAACCACCGCCTCACCTTCCCCCGAGACCCAGACGGGGGCCGGACCGGTGGCGACTACGTGGAGACCCCTTAGAGAGTCGTCTACAGAGATTGAGCGCCCCCGCTCCCCAATGATGAGGAAGATGGAGTTGAAGTAGTCGAGATCGATACCCTCGTGCTCAGCCTTGCTCAGAGCGGCGGAGATATCCTCGGTTGAGTTGATCTTGAAGTAGTGCTCGTTCACCATTTCGGTTCCTATCTGCTGGGTGCCCGTATCTCGGACTACATCGATTGTAGGGCGGTGGGGAGGCGAGAGCAACATCTTCGCAAGTTCTAGGTGTAACTTGAGTAACTCAGGTCTCAATACGCGCAAGGGCTTGTGGAAAAGACTGGGGACAGGGATAGAATTTCCTCAGCATTCCCAACAACCCTACGATTGGAGACCCGTGAGCCCTCTGGATGAGGCGATCATCGCCAATGACGAGCTCCCCGCGCGAGAGCGCAGGACGAACGTCGACCTGGCCGAGGAGTTCAACACCTCAGAGGCTACCGTGCGCCGGCATCGGCGCGCCCTGAAGCGCAAGGGCCGCGCCGAGCTCGACCGAGATGCGTTCTTCGACCTGCCCGTCGGCGCCATTACGAAGCGTGGCAAGACGGTCCGACTCGCCGACGGCAGCTACGAGAAGGTCGAGTACCGCCCTGGCGCCCTCGAGATGGAGGAGGCCAAGCGCCTCTCCTACGAGGACCTCGAGCCTGTCTTCCGCGAGCCGCTGCTGCCCAAGGTGACCGATCCGTCCGGCCCGATTGAGTCGACCCCCGTCGTCTGCATGGCCGACTTTCAGATAGGCGCGGTGCAGTCCGGTGGCGACACTGAGGACACTGTACGGCTCGTGCGCCGCGCTCTGAAGGACATTGCGGACGACCTTACCGAGCCGGCCCCGTACCAGCGCATCATCCTCGCAGACGTAGGCGACAGCACTGAGGGCTTCTGGAACGTCGCCAGCCAGGCCCAGACCAACGACCTCAGCCTCACCGACCAGATCCGAGTCGTCCAGCGCCTCTACGCCGAGGCCGTCCGGCTGCTCGCGCCGCTGTGTGAGTCTCTCTGCTACGTCGCCGTCCCGTCCAACCACTGCGCCGTGCGGACCGGCATCGGCAAGAACAGCCGAGCCAACGCACCCGACGACGACTTCGGCATCATGATCTCCCACAACATCGAGGACATCCTCGCCGACCGTCCCGGCTTCGAGCACGTCACCTTCCACCGCCCCGCGAAGTGGGAGGAGGCCGTCACCGTCGAGGCGGCCGACGGGACCCGCGTCGGCTTCACGCACGGCCACCTGGCGGGCCGGCAGTCGAAGGTGCCGGGGTGGTTCAGGGACCTCGCGTTCGGCCGCCGTAGCGGCCTCTACGACGCGAGAATCCTGGTCCACGGGCACTGGCACAACTTCGCCGTCAGCCAGGTCGGAGACGCCCGCTGGATCATCTCTTGCCCGTCAGCGGATCGTGGCTCCGACTGGTGGACGAACATTTCCGGCGACTCGACTCGGCCGGCTATCCTCACCTTCGAGGTCCGGGACGGGAACGCCTCGGCCTGGGAGCTCTACTCCTGATAGAGAGGCCCTGCCTGTAACCGAATCGGTTACAGGCAGGGCTTTGTGCTGCCGTCAGGCAGGGTCTTCGATATAGTCTACGGAGACTCCGTGAACCGCGAGCTCAGGGCTGGGAAGATACTCTCTGACGATGCCACCCCGGTCACGCCCTAATAGCGGCCAGGGCCTCGGGCGAAGATGCGGCCCACCCGAGGAGGGTCACGCCGGCAGCCTTCGCCAGACTCTCAGCCGTTGCCTGCTCGTCCTTACTGGAGACGAGGGCCCACACGCCCTCGGGCCAGGCTCCCCTTGCCGCGCCCCAGCCGGGAGCCCCGGCGTTGGGGCCCAGGATGCCGATCGAGGCGTTCTTGACGTCACTCACCTGCCAGTCCGCGGGCCCATCCGTGTTGTCGGATGCGCGCTTGAACGTGGGGTAGTTCGTCGTCATGATCTCGCGAAGTCGGTTCTGGCCACGGTAGTGGATCGCCGTGTACGGGGCCTTCGGGCGGGCAGCGATCAGCGGCAGCAGCTTGCCATCCGAGGACTGGTAGTAAACGGCCGAGTTGTCGACCTTGCCGTTGAGAATGTACGGCATAACCTCGATCCCGGCACCCTCCAGGGCATCCATGGCCTCAACCATGCCCGCGACATCGTTGCCGTCCCCGCGGAGCGTGGCGAGCCCGTACTGCCCGATCCCCTTGCCACCCTTGGGGGCGCGAGAAGAGATCGCCACCGCGGCGTCATCCGAGTTAGCGGTCGCCTGGATCGGCAGCGCGACCTTGTCCGGCTTGAGGGCCACGATCGCGTCGACGTCCGCCTTGCTGTAGATGGCCCGGTCAGCCTTGCCCCACCCGCCGGGCATCCATGCCATGATCGGCAGGCCCTTAGGGGCCGGGGGCTGCGGGGGCGCCGGGGTAGCCGAGGGCGCGGGAACGACGGGGCCCTGCGCCTTGATCCAGGCCGACAGGGAGGCCAGGGCGTCCGCGATGTGCTTCGCGAGCGCGGCGCCGAAGGCGATCGCCCCGATCTTCGTCGGGTGCGTGTCGTCACTCATCAGCAGCGTGTCACGGGTGCCGTCGCCCTTCTTGTCCCTCTCGTTGCCGGTACCCGACAGGACATCCGACACCTGGACGACTGGGGCGTCCGGAGAGGCAGGAGTGACTCCCGAGGCAGGAACCCAGGGCCGCGTCACGCGGTAGGCGACACCGCCATAGACAACGACGTCTCCGGTAGCGCAGACTCGCTCATCGCGCCATGTCACCGCCTGCTTGTCCGCCACCCCCATCCAGTCGACGAAGGCTACGCCCGCGGCAGCCCCGCCGGCGGCCTCGACCCCGGCCTTAGTGGCCTTCACGTTGATGTGTGCTGGAGAGGAGATCAAGCGGGCGACTGACGAGGGCTCGGCGCCCACCACGATGATCGGCACCTGAGGCAGCTTGGCGCGGACCTTCTCGATGAAGGTCTTGATCGCCGCGGTGATCTTCGAGCCGTCGGCGTTGCCGTTCTCGATCACCTTGTCGCTGTTGAGAGACCCGACGGTAACGATCAGGTTCGGGGCCGCCGCGCAGACGGCGGCCACGCGGGCGTCCGCCTCGAAAGCGTCCTTGCCGCTGACGGAGTGCGCGAACCCGGAGCCGTCCACCGATGAGACGACTGGGATGCACCCGAGCAGACGCGAGGTGGTGGCGGGTAGATTGAAGCCCGCGCCCATCATTGACTCAGTCGACCACGAGTCGCCGAAGAACCCGACCGTAGGGACTCCCTGTCCGGCACGGAGTGGGAGCGCCGCAAGCGGGGCTCCCGCCGGGGCCGGCGACGGGGCGGGGGAGCCGCCCCCGGCCTGAGCTAGCTCCGACTTCGTCGCGTAGGTCGCGGCCACCTCGGACTTAGTGGGGTAGGTCGCCTGCGCATCTGACTTGGTGACGTACGTGCTGAGCGCATCCGAGCGAGTGAGGTATCCGGACAGGTCCGGGGCCGGTTCCCCGCCGCCCAGCTGAGCCTGAGCCAGCTCGGTTTTGGTGGCGTAGGTAGCGGCTGCGGTGGACGACGGCAGGGCCGCCTCGGCCGTCTCCTTGACGGCATCGATCCGGCTGTTCAGGGCGGCGTCGCCCCGGGCGCTCTCCTCCTTAGAGGCCAGGCCGGATGCCTCGGCTTTCGTCAGGAAGCGCTGATCGGCGCCTTCTCGGCTGTACCACGTGAGATCGGCCATAGCCGTCTACCTCCAAGCGAGTGTTCCATTGCCTAGGTCTATGACCGCGGCCTTATCCATAGCCTCAAGGATACCGGGGGTGTCCGCATTCTGGACACCGCGGCCGCCTGGACGGATCAGATCGTCGTCAAGCTTGCGCCATGTGAGGACCCCGTCCCCGAGATCGACGACTTCAACGGGGTTGACGGCCTCCAGGGTGTCCGAGTGGTTGCCACGACGGACCGCGTGATTTCTCGGGGTCAGGATTCCGCCCGTCGGCGGCTGGGGCGCGGGTGGCGGCGGGGTGTAGGTCCCCGAGAGCAGCTCCGCGAGCGTGAGGGTCTGGCCCGGGGAGAGCGCTGCCCGGCGGCGTAGGTGGACCCCGGAGTCGCCGGGAATATCGAGATCTATCTCATAGTTTCCTGGGGAGAGGACTACTGACCGTCCCGTAGGGCCTACCAGATATCCGTCAGGGTCGATACGGAAGGAGGCTCTATCCGCGACGATGTCCTGGGCCGGGAGCGGCGCTTCCAGGCCGGAGAGGATGAAGGTGACTCGGCCCAGGCGCCCCATACCGTCAGGGCCGACGACGCGGCCGGTGATCGTTGAGGTGGGGGAGGTCATCTGGGCTCCTGACGTAACGGTTTCGTCTCATACTTTACCTTATCAATACGATCATGTAATGACTGCACCTCCGCGTATAGGTGAGACCTATCAGTACGGGCGTCATTGCGGACGCCCTCGATCTGGTTCTCCAGGCGGGCCATGCGGGCGTCGTGCTGCCGGTCCGACTCTCGGAGGTCGTCTACCGACGCGGTCAGGCGGGCCAGCCCGTCCAGGACCTGACCGAACTTGGCGTCGAGATCGTCCCGCAGATTCTCGCTGTGGTTATTGTGGACGCCCTCTGAGGCCGACTCGGCCGCGTTGGCGGCCCTTACGACGTGGGCGCTCATACGGGTCATCCTCTCCTCCAGGCGCTGCTGCTGCTTGCTGATCGTGACCCTGAGCCAGGTGATGAGAGCGACCAGCAGAGCCGTCCCCGCCGCGATCACGTCTGGAGAGGTCAGCACCGCGACGATCGGCGACGGGGACGACTCAGCTGCAACCATGGGACTGCCTCAGCCGGCCAGGCCGCTGGCGTGGCGGGGGTTGTAAGCCTCCACCTCGGCCGAGGCCACGGCGCGGTCGGTCTCCTCGGGCAGGGAGAACGACTTCAGGACCGAGGCTAGCGCGGCCGCACCGGCGATGCCGAGAGCGCCCTTCCAGTCCAGGCCAAAGAGCGAGCTGCCGACACCGAAGGCGCCCACGAGGGACTGAGCAAAGGTGGAGATGGCGCGCTCGGCCAGGCCCTCCCAGAACGTCGCGGTTGCGTACTTCACATGTTCTCCTTCCATAGGTAAGGGCGGGGACCTCATGAGTCCCCGCCCTTAGTGTATCCCTATGAGTCTGTGAGCCTTCTATAGGTCACGGCGATGCCACGACCTCACCACAGCCGGCGGGATCCTGCCTTGGAGTTGTTGAGAGCTCGCTGGAGAGCTCCGATCGTGGCAGTGCCGGCCTCACCGTCGACCCAGTCCGCGAAGTCCCAGCCCTGCGGTAGGTACTCCTTGTGCCAGGCCATGATGAGGAACTGGAGCGTGCGCCACGTGTCCGGGCCGAGCACGCCGTCCTCGTCCAGGCGCGGCGAGTCGTTCAGGGCGACCTGGGTGGTCGCCTGGACGGCCGCGTTCAGGAACGCCTGGAGGCGGGCGATGGCGGGGGAGCCGCCCTCGTTCAGGACGCCGTCGATCATGGTCCCCATGACCTGCTGGAGCCGCCCGATCGTCGCGATCCCGAAGACGCCGTTGCAGACCAGCTCGGCCTGGCCGTCGGACTTGTTCTTCTTGCCGGTGTATGGGCTCGCCGCCCCCGTGGCCGAGGCGGCGGGGGCGGAGGCCGAGGCGGCGGCGCCGCCGTTGATCATCCGGTCCCAGGCGCTGCGATCGCGCAGTCGGTTCAGGTCGAGCGTGCCCGAGTAGCCTGGAAGGCTGCCGTCCTCCGTGTACTGGTGGATGAGCGGGGATCCCCAGTAGGAGACCGACGGCACCGCCGGGTCCGAGTAGGGCCGCCCGTAGTCCGAGTACTCCGGGCCGCCCGCGTACCAGAGCGGGTACTGCGAGGCGACGGCAGACCAGTCGTAGCCGCTCACCGCAGAGCCGTTCATGTAGATGCCCGGCGTGGAGCCCGTCAGGGACTTAACGGTGTCCAGGAAGGTCTTAGCCCAGCCGGGGCCCAGCGGCACCGCGTTGTCCTCCCAGTCGAGCCACAGGGTGGCCCGGCTACGGAGCGCGCCGACGGCGGACACGAAGTACCTGGCCTGAGCGGCCGCGTCACCTGGACGGGCGAAGTGGTAGAAGCCCAGCCGCTTGCTCGCGCTGAGCGTGGCGTTGGCCTGCGACACCATGTACGGGTTTACGTAGTCGTCGTCCTCGGTCGCCTTGACGATGACGAAGTCCGCCCAGATGCCGGACACGTTCAGGCCGGCCTGGTGGCTGGAGATGTCGATCCCGTGTGCGTGCTGCGGCGCGACCGTCTGTGACGCCGGCGCGGCGGGCTTGGCCGGGGCCGACGCCTTCCACTTGGCGAAGGCGGGCCACTGTTGGAGGAACTTCGCCTCGTTGAAGCGGTGGCAGGACGTCCACGCGCCGCGCTGAGTGTGCGGGTGGCTACTGTAGCGGACGGTCCGGGTTTCACTGCCGGTGGTGTCGCCCGCGTAACCGTCGATCGAGCCGTCCTCAGCGATCCACGCCTCGGATACGAGAGGATCACTACCGCCCTCAACAGCGATCACGACGTGGCCCACGCCGCCCTCGTTCGCGGCTGACAGGATGATGTCGCCGACCTGGAAGCCGCCGTCCGGAGTCAGGTTCTCGTCAGCCCAATGGACCTCGTTGAAACCGTGCGACTCCATGCCCTGGCGCATGTTGCCGGTCCAGTAGTCATTGATCTCCAGGAGGGCGGCGTGGCCCCAGGGCACTCCGTAGGTGTGGTGGATGCCGTAGGAGATGGCACCGCACGCCAGACTGGAGCAGTCCGCGTTCTGCGGGCTGGAGACCCTGCCGTGCGCGTCGGCTGCGGCGTACCAGCTGCGGCGCTCGGGCTGGCTGTAGCCGACGTTCTCGCTGTCACAGATGCGACGGGCGATCTCGGCGGTAACGGATCCTACGGTCACTTGCTCTCCTTGCTCTGGTTCTGCTTCTCGGCCTCGAGGGCTGCGACGCGCTGCTCGGCCACGACGGCGCGGCGGGTGAGCGCCGCGATCTCGTAGGTGAGTGCGTCGATTACCGCAAGGGCGTCAACTTGAGTGCTCTGAGGTTCCACTGCTCATCCAATCTTTGGGTCTTGGGGCGGGGCCGTAGAGGGTCCCCCCTAGGGACATACTCTCATCCGAGTGCGCGCCTCCGGTATTCCCGTCCCCTCCGCCTTGGGTGAGGTCGGGAGGCAGCTCCCACCGGGACTGCCGGGAGCAGTCTCGCAGGATAGGCTCTCCGTCAGCGTCTTCCTCGCCTGTGTCCACGCGGCGCGCCCCCTTGACGAGCACGTCCACGGCAGCGCCGGGGGCGCCGGCGACGCGCACCACCCACTCGTCCGGGTCGGACCTGTCGAGCGTCGCCGTGGCGGTTCCAGAGGCGAAGACGACCCAGGGGGCGACTGGAGAGGCGATCAGGGGGACGTAGTCCGGGAGGGTCCAATCAGCATGCCCGGAGGAGTCCAGGGTGAGGTTCTCCCAGTACTCCAGGCCGTCGTAGGGGGACTCGGTACAGGCATGAGATAACCACATGCCTTTCTCCTTAGTCAGCTTCGGGACGGGCATCGTGAACTTCTTAGGGGTAGACATGTGGATGCCGTCGTTGTCGATCCAGAGCTGAGGCAGCCGCCTCCACGCCATGACGGTAGCGTTGGAGTTCACCCAGAATCCGGTGTTCTGATTACCTAAGGTGGTCAGATTGGCCCAGGTGCGGCCGACACCCAGGTACGAGTAGTTGTCGTTGGTCTTCCGGTACTCCACCCCCGAGTCATTGACGGTAAGGAAGTTCGAGCCGCTACGAACGTTGAACCCGAACTTATTGATCGCGAGACTACCCCAGTTGCCGTTAGGGCCGATGAAGATACTCACCTGCTCGGTACCCAGGATGATGGAGGGGCGCTCCCTAGCCCCCTTCGGGGCGGCAGACTGGATGGCGATCGACGGCGCGCGAGTCTGCCCGTCACGTTGGATAAAAATCCCGCCGTCCTCCCAGGCGTCCTCCAGGGAGTTGAACACCAGGCCGCAACCAATCTTCGCCCCGGAGCGGGAGGTGTCGGTGCCGGTCTGGGCCCACACGACGTCGTCGAAGTAGCACTCCGACCACGTATCGCGCCGGCCGAGGCGGCCGTTGATGATGATGTCCCCGTTCCACGCGTTGATGTCCAGGGCCTTCCAGCCGTTAGACGCGTACACCTGCATGCCGTAGTTGGAGATCTTCAGGCCGCGGTTAGCGGCGCCGGATGTCTGGATCGTGGCGCCAGTGATGACCTGTCCGTCGATGGCCCCGGCCTGGATCTTGCTGGCGGTGATCGCGTTGGCAGCGATCATGTCTGCGCGGATCTGCTCGTACTCGCCCTGCTTCGCGGTCACGATCTCCGACCACACGTGGTGGGCGGTCGCGTTCACGAAGGAGGCGTTGCCGGTGACCGTGAGCTGGTCCGTGGTGATCTCCAGGAAGCGGCCGACGTCGGAGGCGATCTTCCGGGCCGTTACCTCGGCTATGTTGGCGGCCCCCGCGGTCAGCTTCCCGACGTCGAGGTTGCTGATCTGTTCGCTCGTGACCTTCATCCGCTCCCAGTGCGCGCCGTCCCAGCGCCACTCCGCCACGATGTCCAGGGTCTGAGCGTCCTGGACGCGGCAGGTGTCGCCGACGGCGGTGCCTGGGAACGGGGGAGTGGTCTCAGAGTCGCCGCGGATGTAGAAGACCTCCCCGAAGGACGTCTTGACGCGGCGAACCGCGGACTCCATCGTGGCAGCAGTGAGCTTGGAGACCGTCTTGGAGTAGTCATCCCCAGCCTCCTCCCACCGCCACCCCTTGGGGGAGTAGACGATCGTCGACTCGGGGGCGTCCCTAGTGTTCGACGGGGACGAGTGCCCGGGGGAGGCAAACGCCGGGACGGTCACATACTGGCCGCCCCGAGCTCCCTTAGGGGAGAGGAATGGCTTAGTGGGCCCAGGCATTACAGGGCCCTGATGATGTAGATCGAGCCGAGGTAGGGCTGGCGCACGTCAATCGGCGCGCCCGAGCCGGTGGAGGCCGCGATCGGGCTACGGCCGGCGCCGTTGTTGCCAGTGGACGTCAGGTACGTGTAGCCGGACGTTCCGATACCGATGTCCTGGTTAGAGGTGCGCGCCTGGAAGCGGCGGTCCTGGTCCTCCACCTCACCGATCTGGTGAGTGTGGGCGGGCAGCTGGTCGACTGTCAGGTTGATGGTCGTGGCGCCGCCCTTGTCGTTGAGGTCGTACTTGGAGCCGCTGCCGGCACCGACCGGGACGCGTTCCCGGAAGTCCGGCACCCGGAAGTTGCTCACGGTGGTCGAACCGAACTTGGTGCCGAGTATGCGGAACAACGTCGGGTAGGTGTTGCGGTCTAGCAGGCGCCCGTCGCAGCGGATCCACCCCGCGGGGTCCGCGTCGGCGCCGTACAGGGCGATAGTGCCGATCGGGATCGCCCGGTCCATGGCCGCCTTGATTCCCTCGGCGATCGCCTGAACCTGCTTCATAATCTCGGCGGGCTGCCCGTTGACCTTCGTCTCCAGGTTCGTGACGCCCTGGGTGGCGGCGCTGATGCCATCCTCGATGTGGATGAGGTCGGCGGCGGTGATTCGGGTCTCGTTCGCGCCGAATCCGTCCCTCCACTGCTTAGCGGCTGCGTATGGCTGCATTAGTCGTCTCCTTTGGCTCTGAGGACGAAGATTCTTCCGTCGGGTGCGATCCACATGCTGGACCCTATTGTCCCACTATCCGGCGGGACGGGTCCTGACGTCACGAGGTTGGTGGCCACCTGGGTCATGGCCTCGGTGAGGTGCTTCATCTCCTTGAGCGTGCCCTCGCGGGCCGCCTGCTGCATGGCGTCGGAGTTCTTGAGCTTCTCCTCGACCTGCTTGACGATGGCGTCCGTGTCGACGTTCTGCTTGAGCGTGACCTGGGCGCCGGGCCCCCACTCAGAGCGGTTGCCAGCCCTGTCGTAGGACCGCAGGCGCACTTCCCACTCCCGGATCTCCAGGCCCGCCAGGTTGGTCCGCTGGAGAGGCACTGGCATGTCCGAGAACTTCTGAGGCGTCAGGCCGGGCTCGCGCACCGAAACCTCGATGCCCGCGAAGTCACTAGGCATGCCGACCCCGCCGGTGCCCTTACCGTCCCAGTAGATGCCGAGCACGCCCAGGGTCTGGGTGAGGACGGGCGCCGTCGGCACCGGCGGCGGCTCGGTGTCGATCGCCATCGTGGCCTCGACCTCCTGCGACCACGAGCCTGTCGTGTCGGCGGTCACAGCGCGGACCTTGAACGCGTACTTAAGGCCGGCCGTCAGGTTGGCGATCTGGGCCTGCGTCTCCCTGGAGGTACTCATCGGACCGGACAAGAACGGAAGCTGGCGCGCCGAGATCTCGTAGCCAGTGACGGCCACGGCCACGCCCAGGGCGTCGGTCTCGACGGGCGACCACTTCAGGGTTGCGACGGCCCGCGGCCAGCCTTGGCCGTTGATCACCACGTCCGAGGTAACTACAAGCCCCTGAGGAGGCACCGGCGCGTACTTGCTCTTCGGCTTCTCAGGCCGAGGGTTCTTCCCGTCGGAGTTGACCGCGCCTAGGACGCCTTTTTGGCGCTTGGCCAGGCGGGCCAGGACGTCGTCCAGGACGGTGCCGAAGGTGGTGTGGCCCTGGCAGCGGCCGTTCTCAGTCACCGAGATGGAGATCTGCGAGACCCGCATACGTTCCAGGCCCTTGGCCCGCTCCACGCGAATCCAGTCACCCGGGGCGTAGTCCTCGAAAGGAAGCCACTGAAGGTCGTCGGCCTCCCACTCGCGCTTAACCTCCGCTGCTGGAGCGGCTCCGGTCTTCATCGTCAGGGCGGCAACCTTGCGGGCGGTCGACTCCAAGGTCACTCCGCCGGCGCTGACTACCTTCTCCGTACGAGGCATGCTCGCGGGCGCCTCGGGGTTGGGGAAGGTCCAGGTCTTGCCCTCATCGCCCTTCACCAGGACGTGGGTGCACAGCTGGGACCAGTCCAGCTTCTCCGGGGCCGACTTCGTGCCAGCCGTCAGGCGCCACACGACGTCCAGGTTCTCGCGCTTGAGCGCGGCGTCGGGGTTGTAGACCTGCAGAGTGCGGCCGCGCCAGCGGTAGTCGAGCATGCCCATGTTCATGAGCGAGTCCAGGATGGACTTGATCGACACCGACGGGTCAAAGGCGATGGTCGTAATCAGTGCCCATCGCTGTCCGGCGGAGTCGGACGTGGTGGACACGTCAAGGTCCAGGCCCTTACCCCAGCCGCGCTTGACGGCAGCATCCCAGACTGTGCGCAGGATCTCCCCGGCGTTACGGTCACGGAATCGGTACTTTCCGTCCTTGTCCATCGCCGCGAAGGGGACATCCCAGACAAGGGCGCCCTCGAGCCGGTGCCCGATGTGGATAAGGTCCGCGTGGCGGCGCTCGGTGCCGTCGTCCACCAGGTTCCACTCCGAGGAGAGGTTGATAAACCTGGCGTTGTACGGCTCGGACCAGGTCTCCCCGTCGTAGCAGAGCTCGACGGCGAGCTCCACGTCCGAGTCCAGTAGGGTTCCGCGTACGCCGAGGTCCCCATTCGGGTAGGACAGGGTGAGCGACGGAGTGGCCTGGCGGGGGCACGTGAACGTACCCGCCAGCGCGTCGGGTAGCACTCCGAGGCGCCGGCCGGTGGCCTGGTCGTAGGCGACGTAGCGCATGGCCAGGCCGCGGGCGAAGGCGGGGTTGCGCGGCATCAGTAGGCCATCCTTCCGCGGAAGCGGCCGGTCGTGCCGGTCAGCGTCATGGAGATGCGCCCGTCGGCGGCGGGAGTGGCCCGGAAGCCCCCAGGACTCATAGAGATCTCGCCGTCCGCGCTTCGGGCGCCCGGCTGAATGCTCCACTCGATGGACGGGTTTTTCCAGGCCCGGTAGCCTGCAATGTCTACGATAAGGCGCTCCCCGCCGTTCAGAGCGCCAGTGAAGGTGAGCGAGGTACCCGAGACGTTGTCCTTGACGGTGCAGGTCGGCGCGGTCGGCTCCAGCATCAGCTTCCCGTCAGGGATAGGCATCACGCAGCCGTTGAACTTGGACATGTCGCTCAGGTGGTCCACAATGTCCGCAGTGCCGCGCCACAGCCCAGAGACGATCTCGTAGGTGACTGCGAACGAGATCGTCTCGGAGTGCGGGTCGAGGACCGGCTCCACCGAGGACGTGGGCCGGACCTGTGCCTCTCGAACGGGCTGCCCGGCCGGCGTGTACTGGAGCGTCTGCATGCGGCCGAAGGCGAACAGCCGGCGCAGGAGGTTCTGGTAGTTCGTCTCCAGCTGGGCCAACCCGCCCTTGCAGCGAGAGCCGTCATGGTTGTCGGCCCAGGAGAACACGGTGAACTTCAGGGCGACGGTGGCGGACTTGGTGACCGATGGCGCGATCGGCAGTGCGCCGAACCGCCCCGGGATGTCCACGGAGGCGTTCCAGGGCTCGCCGCGGGTCGACAGTGTCGTCCCCTCGGCAAGCACCCAGCGCCCGAGAGGGTCATCCAGGTCGGTCCCGTCTAAGGAGTAGATGGCCATGGGTGGGTGACCTTTCTTATACGATGGCGGCTAGCCGCAGGCCCTCGGCGACCTCGTCGCGAGTCTTGCTGTCCGGTTTTTCCTGCGGATAGTTGTTGGTGATGTTGATTGTAGCGCCTGATCGGCTTCCCTTATCGAACGATCCGGGGGACTCCGGGGCCGGGTTCGGCCGCCCGATAGGAGCCCGCGCCGGGAGAGGCTGTACGTCGGCGCTGAGGCCTATAGTGGCGGGCTTGGCCAGGTCCTCGGTGAGGCTCTGGAGAGAGGAGCGGACGGCGCCGTACTGGCTCTCCAGGCCCTTGACGAATCCCTTCATGATCAACTCACCGGTCGGGGTAAGCAGAACCTTGTCGACGGGCTCAGGTCCCTTCCAGGACGTCAGCTTGCTGGTAAGTCCTCCCAGGGTGGACTTCACCGAGCCGAACATGGACTTCAGTCCGTTGATGAACCCCTGGATGATGTTCTTGCCCGCGCTGATCAGCCAGGACCCTGCGCTGGAGAAGATGCTCTTGATGTTGTTGGGCAAGTTCTTGACGAAGTTCACCACACCGTTGACGCCGGTTGAGACGACCGACTTGATCCCGTTCCAGGCGGCCGAGGCGCCGGACTTGATGGCGTTCCATCCTCCGGAGATCACGCTGCCGAGGAGGTTCCAGGCGGCCTGGGCGATACCCTTCAAGGCCGCGCCGAAGCCGGTGAACGCTGACTTGATGAAGTTCCAGACTCCGGAACCGATCTGCTTGATCCCGTTCCACGCCTGGGACCAATTGCCTGTGATGATGCCCATGACTACGTTGATGATTCCCTGGATCACCCTCATCGCGCTGACGATCGTGTCCTTGATGATGTTGATGATCGGGACGACGATCGGCATCAGTGCCCTCACCGTCGTTCCCACCAGCTGGAAGGCCGGGATCAGGGCGGCCGACAGGGCCGAGACGATCGGGCCGATGGCGGGAACGATCGCGGCGAGCAGGTCGTTAATGAGCGGGCCGAGGACCGCGAACAGGGCCGACAGCACGGGGCCGAGGGCCTGAATCACGGGCATGAGGGCCGCAGCCAGCTGCTCGATGATGGGGGCCAGCAGGGCAGCCAGCTGGGTCATCACCGGCGCCAGCTGCTCGACCAGCTCGGCGATCAGGGGCGCGACGGCTGCGAGGAGCTCGCCGCCGACGGTTGCCAGGGCGCCGAAGGCCTCGCCTAGGGCGGGCATGGCAGGGGCGAGCGCCTGAACGGCGATCAGCACGTTCTGGAAGAACGACTCCAGACCCCCCTGGAAGGCGGGGTTCTGCAAGGCCGTCGAGATCCCGTTCAGCCCGACCTCGATGATCTGGCCTACCAGCGGCAGGATCGTGGAGAGCGTAGGAGCCAGGGACACGAAGGCCTGGCCAAGCGAACCGACGCCCTGGAAGGCGTAGGACGCGGCCGTACCCATCGCGCTGAAGATCGTGGTCAGGGTGCCCTGCCACAGCGGCCCATTGACCGCGGCGTTGGCTCGGTCGAGTCCGTCGGCGATGGCGCTCAGCGGGGTAGAGCCCGCCGCCATGGCGGTGAAGACCCCGCCGAGGATCCCGGCCAGGTCGAAGACGATGTCTTTCAAGGTCCCGAAGGTCTTGGCGGCGGACTGGATGGCCTTGTCCATCTCGCCCGACTCGGTCTTGGCCTGGACCCAGTTCTGGAAGCTGTAGGCCACGCCATTGGCCCACTCGGCGATCGACGGGAGGTACTTCGCACCGGTCTCGCCCAGCGTGAGCAGGGCATCGGTGAACGCGGCTGCCCCGTCGCCTCCGATGTTCATCGCCTCGGCCAAGTAGCCGAGGGATGCCTGGAAGCCGGGGATGTGGTCGGTCGCCACGTCGGCAACGGCGGCGGTCATCATCCCCATCTCGGCCGAGACATCGGCGATAACGGGGCTGAGAGCCTCCAGAGCGTTGACCGCCAGGTTCCTAACGGCGTCCTCGGCCTCGCCCCAGAAGTTCAGGGAGATGGACTCCTGCAACGCAGTGAACTGCGGCCCCAGGTCTTCCAGTACGGTGGAGGCGTCCTTCATGGCAACCACGAAGATGCCGATGCCGGCCCCGGCAGCGGCCATAATGCCCGGCAGGGCAAGGAGTGCGGGGAGGCTGTGCGCGATCCCCACGCCGAACTGAGAGATCGTCCCCAGGCCGGCTCCCATGACGGACGTCAGCCCGAGGACGGCCGTGCCCACGCTGGCCATCTTCACGGAGAAGGTGTCCAGGTTGGTGAAAATGTCGTTCAGCGAGTTCTTCAGGTTGCCGAAGATGTTCCCGCCGGCCAGAGCCTTCAGCTCGGCGGCAACCTTCGCCAGCGACGCCTTGGCAAGGCGCACGTGGATGTCGATGTAGCGGGGCTTGGCGGTCAGGCGCTTCAGGTCAAAGCGGGCCTTGCCGTCGTCAAGATCCGCGTTAACGGTGGCCTTGCCATCTAGTTTGCCGAGCTCGTGCTTGAGCTTGCGCTTAGACGCCTCTGACAGGTGGGCGTGGGCCTCAATATCCCCGCCGAGCTTCTTCAGCTCCGCCTGGAGCTTCTTCTTAGAGGCGTCGTCGAGCTCGGCCTCGGCCTTGAGCTTTGCGTCGAGCTTGGCGATCTGCTCCCTGATCTTGCGCTGCGTAGCTTTCTCAAGCGAGGCGTCGACCTTGACCTCGGACTTGATGTTGGCGATCTTCTCCTTGAGCTCAGCGATGTCCTGGCCCTTGATGTCGACCTTGGCGTCGATCTCCGCTTCGGTCTTGCGGATCGCCTCCAGCGCGTGCTTGCGGGACACCTCGTCTAGGTCGACCCGGGCCTTGATCGCGGCCTTCATCTCGTCGAGCTCGCGGCCCATCTTGGCCACAGCGTTGTCGTCCAGGACCGGCTTGACCGGCGTGCGCCACTCGGCCCGGCGGAGCTTTTGCTTGATCTCCTCCAGCTCACGGGCTGAGATGGTGACCTCTGGCGACGCCTTGGTACTGGCGATGGCCGTCTCGATGCGGCGCAGGTCCTTGGGGTCGATCTTGGCGTTTACCTGGAGCACGAGGCCGTCCAGGGCGTCCTTGACCGAGTCGCGCATCTCGCGCGCCCACTTCTCTGCGGCGCGCTCGATCCGCTTGCCAATTTTCTTGAGGCTCTTCTCGATGCCTCGCTCAGCGTCGCTGTTGAAGTCGCGCGCGTCAGCGCCGACCTCTACGACGATCTCGCCGATCTTGTCTGCCACGGGCTACCCTCCCCGCTCGTACGTCGAGCGGGCGGCATCGCGGCCCGACTCCTGTCTGAGGCCATGATACCGCCCGCATAGGCGTGTCCTATAGGTGCTGTCACATCCCGAGGGCCGACTTAAGGGACCCGAAGCCCGACGACTCGTTGCCCGAGTACCACGGGCTTCGCTGGTCGGTGACCTCGACGCCCTTGGGCGGGAGCCACAGGTCCCTCTTCAGCTTCTCGGTAGCGCCCTCGTCCTCGGCGTTGCGGGTGAGGATCCACCACATGACGTGGCAGAACCGATTCAGGGGCAGGGTCTCCAGGTCGATCCCGTGCCCGAGGCAGAACCCGTCGACGTAGTCCCACTCCTCGTGGGCCGAGGCCATCAGGCGCTGGACTACGTAGGGGGGTTCTCCCCCACCTCCTCCATGACGGCGGAGATGAGGTCGGTCAGGTCGGGGATGTCTAGGTCGTCGGACGGACTCTTGAGCCGCTTGACGACCTCGGCGCCGGCCTCCTTGCCGAAGAGGACGTGGCACCACTTCGACAGGCCCTCGATGAGCTTCTCGGCGTCATCGCCAGAGTCCTTTAGGGCCTGGGACAGGAAGATGGCGACGGCGGCCTTGGGCGGGCGGACCCGGTATTCGGTACCTACCAGTTCAACGGTGATGGACTTCCGGGCCTTGCCGGGGATCGTGATAGTAGCCATGGGGAGATTCTAATGGAAGTCAGAGGGCTTGATAAGCCGTACCGCGTCCCGGACGAAGTGGGCGCCCTTGATCCCCCTGACCCACTTCGCGAACACGGTCTGGCTGGAGCCCTTCGGTGTGAAGACCATGCGCGACGCCTTGATCGGCCCATGGGGCCTGGTGCCCTTCTCCTGGTAGGCGGCATAGGGCGTGCGCACCCCGATCTCGAAGGTCGGGTTGAGCGGGTGCTTGCCGGGGACGCGCTCAACGGTGACGGAGTTCACCATACGCCCCGAGTTGATGCGCCCCTTGGCGCGGATGTTGCGCTGGATGCGCCCCTGCGTGCGCTTGGCCGCCTTCAGCGCGGCCTGTTTAGTGATCTGGGCCACCTTATCCTGGCGGATTGGGCCCTTAAACCGTACTTTTACGTGAACCATTTCACACTCCTGCGGTCTTGGGGCAATCACGGGCAGCTAAGTCGGACGGTGAAGGTCCATTCGCCGGCTACGCAGCCGCCGTCGGGGCCATAGGCCTGCCAGTCCATGTCGTTGGCGTTGGTAGACGCCGTGAGGAACTTGCCCAGGTCCGCCATGTCCTGGTGCAGCACGGCAGCGTCCGCCGTCAGGTCGACGGGCCGTGGTCCGCGGCCGCGGTCGTCCACGACCTCGACGCAGCGCAGCGTGCCGAGGGCGTAGGTAGCGGCCCAGTAGCGGACCGAGCACGCCTCGCCGTCGGCGGCACGGGGGCCGAAGACCGGGGAGACGGAGACGGTGCGTACGTACAGGTGCCCGGCGCAGCACTCGTCCCAGGCCACCTCGGCTCCGGGGGCTATGTAGGCCTGCGAAACCGCGTTGGACAGAGCGGACGCCCCGCCCTTGAGCAGGGCGAGGGCGGTGGAGTGGACGACAGACGGCACCGGAGAGGCGACACGCCCCGACAATGCGGCGTAGTCCTCGCTCTGTGCGCGATTGCGGCGTGACAGCCGGGGGGCCGGGCTCACCAGATCACCCCACCGCGGCGGCCAGGCGCCTGACGGCGCACGTAGTCGTCTGGGTTGTAGGCCCGGGCGGCCTGCCGGGGGGCGCGGATCGAGGTGACCCAGGAGTCGACCAGCCAGATGCCGGTGCGGCCCTCCTGCATCTCCTCGAAGTCGTCCTGCACCTGGACGGTGACGCCCTGCCGGGTGACCGACTGGAGGCGTGCGGGCAGCGCGCAGTCGCGGTCCATGCAGGCCGCCTTCGCCAGCTCCAGGGCGAGTACGCCGGCGGCGACCTGACCGCCCTCGGGGACGGGGACGCCCTGCGAGTAGCGGATCTCCCAGGTGCCCTCCTCGGTCGTAGGCCGGGAGAGGTCTTGTACCGGGGGGAATACAAGCGGGACGTCGGGCCCGAGCGGCGAGGTGCGACCTGTGAGCTGTAGCACGGAGTGGTTGATGAGCCGGTACGCGCCCAGCGGGAGCACCCTGCCGTTGATCGTGACCTGATGCACCCGGTGGACGTTGCCAGGCAGGCGGATGGCCGGCGTTCCCGCGGTGTGGGTGCACACCGGCCCGCACAAGCCGCACACGACGTCGTGCAGGACGCCGCCCAGGCGGAACGGGAGGAAGCCTCTCAGGTACTCCTGAGACTGGTAGGTGGGCGGAGGCACGCAGTCGACCGGCTCGGGCCGGATCACGACGATGTCGGTCCCGAACCGGCGCCCGGTCCACTCCCAGAGCAGCTGGGTAGCCATGGCCTCGAAGGTGTGCTGCTGCTCAGGGCGGCCTGCCTCGTCCAGGTACTCCTTCAGGTCCTCGCACGCGCTGTAGGAGACCGGCCAGTCTCCTGGGCCGTAGCCCTTGTCAATGTCCTGCATGCCTCTCCTACAACGCGTACGTGGTGCGGGATGGCTACGCCGCCGGGATTCCATAGGCGGTGCCCGCACGGATGAGTATACCTATGGGAGCCGCCTAAGGGTCGTAGAGGCGGTTTCACGTGGCGCAGGTACGGTGACAGCCCCGCAGGGCGTTTGTGCGCTCTACGGGGCTGTCAGTGCCTCTGAGGCGGGGTAGGGCTCAGGGGACGGTGACGGGCTGGTCGCTGTCCGGCGGGGGAGCGAGAGCCGTGTCGATCATGAGGAGGTGGTCGAGCGGGTCGAGGGCGGTGGGGAGCTTCGCGTTCTCGAAGCCGCCGCCGCCGGCCTTGGCCTTCTTGACCACGTCGTAGGGGCCAGTGCCCCAGGCGTTACCGGACTTGGTGACGGCGCCGGTCATGGAGAACGAGATGGCGTCCTCACCTGTGACCTCGATGTCACCGATCGTACCAGCGGTGATGAAGGGCAGCAGGAGGTAGCCGCTGGCGTCCTCAGCGCCCTCGGCACAGGCCTGGCCGGACAGGCCGGTCCACAGCTCGAGCGCGAACTTCTTCTCGATCTTGCCGTAGGCAACCTTGAAGCCTGCGGTGTCGCCCGCGTGGTCCAGGTACTTCGTGGCGTTGGTCACGATGTCGAGGACCGAGGGGTTCACACCGCAGAACTCCAGCTCGACCGTGAAGTACTTGAAAGTGTTCGACTGCTTCTCGTTGACGCACAGGGAGCCATCGGCCTTGCGGACCGTGATCTCCGTGCCGTCCTCGACCTCGGAGGAGAGCTTGACCGACACGAAGCCGCTGGTGGCCACCGGCTTGTGCCGTGCCTTATCGAACTTGCCGCAGGTGTCTAGCGGGGTGACGCGGATGCGCTTCCCCAGCACTGGTGTGTATGAGTGCGTCTTAGCCATGGCTCAGCGCATCCTTTCCCGTTGGTGTTGGCGTTGGTGAGTAGGTCATCTGGGCTCAGAACGTCCGGGGTTTGTAGGTACCGGAGCCGGGATCGGTCCGAACTCCGACCTTGTAGGCGTCGTCGTAGTTGTACGCGATGACGTACTGCCGCTCGGCTACGGCCGTCAGGTCGTTCTGACCCTTGTCGAAGCCTCCCCCGGCGTTGGTCGAGGTGAATACGTCCCCGCGGTAGATCTGGATCGGACCGGTGGAGACGATAACCGGAGGCTTGTCGGCGTACCCGTACCCGGCCACGACGGCGGTGCCCATCTTGGTCTGGAACGTGCCGTCGGACTTGCACTCGAGCATCTGCCGGGCCGCCAGCAGGCCGCACAGGCGCCTCGAGACGTGGAACGTTGGCCGGATCCCCGGGGTGCGGGCGTAGTGCTCGGCGGCGTTCCAGGCGTTCTCTGCGTCCTGAGGGCCGGAGTTGTTCGCCCACTCCTGGACCTTTGTCAGGGCGGGGCCTGCCCCTTTGACGCCGGACCACAGGGCCTTCTCGACCTCGTACTCCTCGTACTGAGCGAGGCGCTGCGCCGCGATGGCGACGGCCTCCTCCGGAGTGTGGTCGAGCGGCGAGGTGCGGAACACCGCGTAGAGGGTCAGCGGCTCCAGGGACTCTCGTGTGACCCCTCGAGGGTTGTCGAGGGCCTTGGGCAGGCCCGCGACGGTTCCGGGCTTCTGATACTGGCCGATGGAGCCGATGTCAGTGCGCTCGACGTCCTCCCAGGTGACCCCGTTCTCCCACCGGATCGAGGAGTCCTCGATGGGGGCGAACTGGGAGAACAGCCCGCCGCGAGTGGGGCTGGTAGCGGGCGCCGCGATGCGCTGCTTCGGTGCGATGATGGGCATCTGTCCTCCTTGCTGGACGGTGACTGGCTAGGGATGGTCACGGGGCGGCGGCGGGGGCTTGCCGCCGCCGCCCCGGAGTCATCACTTGGCCGGGTCAGCCGTGCCGTTGGCGAGGAGCTTAATGCCGGTGCCGGTGCCGCCGTTCGGGTTGATCGGCACCGTCACGACGCGAGCGTCGTGGCCACGCTTGGCAACGAGGTAGCCCTCCTCGGTGAACAGGGCAGTGTAGTCGTTCTGGCCAAGCAGGACCGAGTCGTAGACGGTGTCCAGGGTGATGACGTCCTGGCCGCCCTTGACGAAGGTGCCCGCGCTGTAGAGCAGGAACTTCAGGCTTCCTCCCCAGGCCTTGAAGTCGCCGGCAGCGCCGGTCAGAGCCTGCCAGTCGTAGACGAACTGGGGGTTCACGCCGCGAGCCTTGAACCATGCGTCGATGCGGGCGTCGTTGACGTCGGTGAGGTCGACGCCCTGGCGGCGGGACAGGTCGGTGCGGATAGCGCCGTGGACCCAGTAGGGGAAGACCGCCTCCAGGGTGGTGGAGCGGGAGAGTCGCTGAGCGTAACGATAGTGCTCGACCTGGAGCTCGATGGCGGTCAGGATCGGGGCGGCGGCGCCGATCTGGCCGGCGTCGAGGGAGACCGCGGTGGACTGCCTCTCCATGGCGGCGATGATGCGCTCGCTCATCTTGTGCTCGTGGGCGACGAGGGCACCGCGGATGGTGCGGGCGACGAGCTCGGGGTAGCCGCGCTGCTGGAGCAGGTTGGCCTGGACGTGGATACCGGCCGCGGAGAGGCGGACCTCCTCGAACTCGGTGCAGGGCACGTTGTAGACGGGCTTGGCGCCGACCTTGTTGGTCGGGTCGGTGGCGGAGGTGGGGGCGTACTTGCCGGCCTTCGCCTCCTCCTCGGTGAAGTTGAAGGAGGGGGCCGCGTAGAGGTCGGCGAACTTGGGGCCCTTGGTGAACTTGATGCCGCCTCGGGTGACGTTGATCTCAGGCAGGGAGATCAGGCCGTCGCGGGACTCGTCCTCGAGCAGGTCGTAGACGGTCTCGGAGGGGGCGCACCAGCCGCCGGCCGCGACGAGGGAGCCACCGGGCAGGTTCTTCTCATTGACGGCGAAGGCCATGGCGGCGTCGGCCGACTCGGGGGAGGAGACGGTGGCGCGCTCGTCGAAGCTCTTGCGGATGACAGCCAGGCCGTGGCGCTCGCTCATGGCGCGGCCAGCGCGAGCGGCGGCGGCGTAGGCGCCGGAGTTGAAGCCCTGGAGGCGGCGGTCGAGAGCGACGGCCAGGTCCTCGAAGGTTGCGTCGGAGTCGGCGGCGAAGCCGGGGACGTCGGCCACGGTCATGCGGGCCTTAGTGGTGTCCTCCACGGAGGTCTCCTCAGTGATCGCAGGTGCGGGGGTGTGAACGTGCCGGCGGATGCCGGACAGCTTGATAGGGCCGCGGGGAGCCGCAGCGGTGACAGCCCCGGGCTCAACGGCAGCCGCGGCGGCCTTGGCCTTCTTCCTCTTCTGGGCCTGCTCGGCAGCCTGGCTCTCGGCCTCGTCCTCAGCGGCGTCGGCCTTCTTCTCGGCCGGGGTGTCGTCCGCGTCGTCCGCGTCGTCCGCGTCATCGGCGGGGGAGTCGCCTTCGTCGTCATCGGCCGGGGCAGGCTTGGAGTCGTCGGCCGGCTTGTCGGCGCCGACTTTGGCGGCCAGCTCGGCGGCCTTGGCGGCGCGCTCGGTGGCGGCCTGTTCTCGGGCGCTGATCTCAGCGGACAGGACCTCGATGCCGTCGGTCAGGGTGCCGAGCGTGGCGAGGTCCTCGTCGGTGAACTCGCCGTTGGCGTAGAGGGTCTGGAAGGCGTCAACGGCCTTGGAGCGCAGATCGCCGAGGTCGGCGGCGCTCAGGTCGGACAGGTTCTCGGGGATCTCCAGGTCGAAGGTCTCGACCGGAGCGTCGTCGGCCTGGTCGGTGAAGACGGTGATGTCGAAGTGCTTGCGCATGTTGAGGGGTCCTTCGTGTCTCGTTGCTGGGCAGGGTTCCCGTCCCCAGCGGGTACACACGAGGCCCTGCTGCCATGCCGTCGGCTCAAAGGATACACCTATGAGTGAGACAACTGCTCGTAGGCACAGACAAAGCCCCGCACCGCCATGAGCAAACGGTGCGGGGCTCTGCCTGATCCACCCAGCGTCAGGAGTCCATGAGACCTCTAACGGGGACCATCATAACCGATGACGATGAGTGGCGCGACCCTAAAAACGGGCGATCGGGGAGGAGTCCTTGGAGCCCTCCCCGGGCAGGGTGCCGTCGGCCAGCGGCCGGGGCTCAGTGCCTACCGGGGGAGTTGTAGTACGTCCACATCCGCATCCCATGATTTCTGTTCCTTTCCTCAGATGGATCCTAGACGGCGCGCCATGGACGCCGTCTTGGCCAGTGTACCGGCGCGCTCTACACGGGCCCGCAGCTTGTCCGCGGCCGACGCGCGCCGAAGGTCGCGTCGGCGCTCGGACTCCGCCAGCCGCTTCAGGTAGGAGATGTCGCCGAGCGTGAGGCCGTCGCCCGCCATCCGGCTCGAAGGGTGCGCGGCTCGAGCGGCGGAGTCGTCGTGAGCTACAACACCGGACGCCTGCAGGGAGCGGACCTCGCCTGAGGCTAGGAGCCCCTGCGGGCGAGGCACTGGGAAGCCGGGCACGTTGACGGCCAGCGCCCCGACCAGCTCCAGGGAGCCGCGGATCGTGCGCCAGTCGCCGGAGATCGGCGCGGAGCGGGCCACCCGGACCTGCTCGGCGGTGATGCCGGGACGAAGGGAGCCCGCTACCCAGATGCCGTAGGCGTCCTCACCAGCTGCGACGTCAGCGAAGACGGCCCCGGTGTTGTCGTAGTGCTCGGCAGCGGCGTTGGCGGAGTCCCGCGGACCGGCATGACCGGTCCCCATTGTGAGGTGCCCCACAGCCACAGAGGTGCCCTCGGCCGTGCGCAGGGCGCCGGTGCGGAAGTAGGCGTAGTTCGAGGGGGACGTAGGAGGCTCGACGCACTTACCGACCTGTCCGATGTGGCAGGTACCCCAGGCGGCGATGTGGCCATAGACACGGCCACCGTCCTCGACCACGAGCGCGGTCGGGCCGGTCAGCTGCGGGTCCTTGAACCATGCCTCGGGCGGGGCGGTGGGGATAGCCGCGGCGGTGAGTGCGTCGCGCGAGCTCAGCAGGTCTGCATCTGCTGAGCGAGCCGTTTTCTTCTCAGAATCGACATTTTCGCCTCGCTCAGCAGGCTCAGAGGTGCGGGAAGCCTGCCCAGCGGCGTAGATGCGGGCCGTGGCGAAGGCGGGGACGGCCACGAGCGTGGCGGCGCGCAGGCGGGCCGACTCGATAACCATGAGCTCGTCCGAGGAGGACATGGCTGCGACCTTGACCCGGCCGTCGGGGGCGGGCTCCCCGTCTTCCGCGTTGCCGGAATCTGCAACGTCGGCCTCAGGCATGTCCGCCTTCGCCATGATCCTGAACGTCACGTCGTCCGTGTCGATGGATACTCCGTTGGACATCTGCTCGCTGACCTGCCGGAATGCTTCAGCGCCGACGGCAGAGCCGAGGTCGAAGGTCCCGGCGGCGTAGATGTCACCGCCCTCGCGGCGCTCAACGGTCTCGATCCGGCCACAGACCTCGGCGCCGTCGTGGCCGCCGACGTCCTTGAACGCGACGCGCAGGGGGATGGGCAGGTCGTCCCAGCGCAGGGCACCGTCCTCAATGAGACGGCCGTCACCGGTCACCTCACCCTCTCGAGCAATGACGCCCTCCCAGCGGCCGTCAACGGGGGGCTTCGGAACGGTGTCTCCTGCGGGCTCGCTGTCACCGTCCTGGAGGTTCGAGAACTCGCCCACGCGGCGGGCCGTCTCCTCGATGCGGAGCTTCATGGCTGTCCTTTCGATGTCTGATGCCGAGTACTTGATGTTGACGGCCGCGTTGGTTCGGGGCCGGGCGTCGGTCGGGATAAGGATGCAGCGGCAGTTCGCCGTCTCCTTGAGGGGACCTGCCGGGTCGCCGGGGTAGAGCAGGTGAACGCCACCCACGAGGAACGGGGTGCCTAGGTCCTGCACCTGCCCGTCGGCCGCGACGTGCGTGGGGCGCACCCGGTTGTCATGGACCGTGACCCAGCGCAGCCGGCCACGCTTGAGAGCCAGGTCCGAGGTAGCCATGCGGTGGGCGGCGTTGGCAGTGGCCGCGGTGCGGGCCAGCGTGCGCAGCCGAGCCGCGTAAGCGGTCGTGGCCTCGCCCTTGCGGCGCGAGGTGCCGAGCAGCTTTCCGAGCTCGATCTTCGTCTTCCGCTCGCCCCAGCCCTCCGAGGCGGCGCGCTTGAGCAGGGCTCTCACGTCCTCGTAGACCATGACCGGCAGGCCCGAGTCCTCCAGGATCTTCTGCACGGTCGCGTACTGGGGCAGGCGCCGACGGCCACGGTCGTCCCGAACGAGGCCCCGGATGGCGGCCTGCCACGCCGAGCGGACCGAGGTCCAGGCGAACGGGTTCGGCACCCGGTCACCGGCCGCCACGAGGACCGGCGCGTCGAGAGCGTCCTCGGCCAGGGCGCGGACTCGCTTCAGGAAGTCGTTCAGGACCGGCTCGGCCAGATCGAGGTACTGGCCCTCGATCGCGTCGCGCCAGTCAGCCACTGCCTTAGGGGAGTCCCAGTCCGAGGGGCCCTCGGCCAGTAGGTCGGTGCCGGAGGCGGGGGAGGTGCCGGCCATCAGCGCACTTCCTCCAGCGACGCCCGGTTGAGAGACGGGGTTCGGATGAGGGCGTTCTCCGGCAGGACGTAGTGCAGCGCGGTCACGAGCCGATCCAGGCGGTGCGGGACGCCATGCGTGGCGACCTGGGAGACGTACGCGTCCAGCAGGGTCACGACGCGGCCTGACTCGACCCCGGGGCAGCCGTGGTTGTCGAGCAGGGCCGGGACGACGTCCCACGCGCCCTTAGTGGCCTTGCTCACGGTAAGGATGTCCGTCGGCCACAGGACGTGCGCCTCGTGGAACGGCCGGCCCTTCAGAGCGTTGAAGCGGGCGCGGTCGGCCCGCACGATCCGCTTGCCGACGGCCTCCAGGGCCTTGACGACCAGGACATCAACAACGGCGACCAGTGCCGTGGCGTCAACGTCCTGGCCGTGGGCGGTCAGCCGGGCGTCCGGGTTACGGTGCGTGGAGGAGGCTCGGACGGCGGTAGCGGCCGACGCCGCCGCGTAGGCGCGGGCGGCGTCGGCTGTGGGCGGGGGAGGTGTCATGGATTCTCCTGAGGTAGGGTCAGGCCCCGGCGGGGGCCGTCGTGGATGACTCCGGGCGAGCGTCGCCGGCTGAGACCGGCGCCTCGCTACCCGGCACCCTACCCGGCTCGGCAGCGTCCGCGCCACTCGGAGGACGGCCGGGGCCGTCCTGATCAGGCTTGGGGGAGGCGGAGGCGGAGGCGGAGGCGGGGTCCTCGGTTGGGGTCGGAGGGGCTGGCGGCAGGGCGAGCTCGCGAAGAGCCTCGGACGGGGCCGAGTAGTCGCCCTCGTAGGCCTTGAGGATCTCCTGCGTGAGCGGGCCGATGCCGATCGTGCCCATCAGGTCCGGCCGCTTGGAGACCATGGCCAGGGCCTGCATGAGGGCCCGCTCGCCCAGGGGCTTCGCGTCGGAGTCGTCGAACCCGCTGGCCTCGCGTAGCGCCTCGTCCGACACGGCGCCGGCGCGGTGGAGGTTCAGCGCCTCCTCGGATCGGTTCGGCCGGGCCACGAGGGCTGACACGTCGTAGCCGACGGACAGGGTCCGCACTTCGTCCTCGCTCAGGCCTGCCGAGAGGAGGACCGGGCGCAGGTACTGGCTGGTCAGCGCGTCGCAGATGAGGGCCAGGACCGGCTCGATGTGCGTGGTTACCGTGTCCTCCCGGGTCAGCCATGCGCCCCAGTGGTTCATGGCGCCCGAGCCGAGCAGCAGCTCCGGCGGTGCGTCCTGGGCCAGGGCCAGGCGCCGGATCGCCTCGTCGCGCAGGTCCCGGGCGCCGGAGTCCAGGGCTGAGGAGAACGTGAGGTGGCTCATCTTGTCCGCCGCCTCGTCCGGCACGGTCACGACGAGCGGCACGACGGCCGAGGCGTCGTCCCGGTTCTCGATCGGCCGCAGCATTGAGTCCATGAGCGCCGCCACGAACGGGTCCGGGGCGCCGTAGGCGTTCGTGTCGGAGGCGTCCGAGGCCAGCGCGGCCGAGGCCGAGGAGGGCACGACCAGGATGCCGGCGCCGGCCAGGCGGGAGTCTATCTGGGCGCTGATGTGGCGCGTCAGGCCGATCAGCTCGCGCAGGATCGGCAGGCAGGCTCTCGTGGGCGAGTCCGCCTCCCAGTAGCGGGCGGGGTGCGGGCGCCAGACGCGAACCATGTAGACCTCGTCGGCCGAGACCTCTACCGGCGCCGAGCCGTCGGTGCCCAGGTTCAGCCTCACGGTGCGCCCGTCGGAGCCGACCGAGGAGACCTCCGTGACCGCCAGCACGCGCCACACGAGGTCCGTCAGGGTGGGGTCGGGCGAGGGGGCGGTCACTGCCGGCGCCGAGGAGGGGGAGACCTCGTCGATGACGTGACGCGGGACGCCAACGAGCCAGCCCTCGCCGGCCACGAACAGGTTCGTCGCCAGGCGCTGGAGCATCTGGCCGAGGTCCTGCTGGCTGGCGCCGAGCGCCGCCAGGACCGCCTCGGCCAGCCGGGCCGTGGGGCCGGTGGCGGTGTCGGTCGCGTCCGTCTCGTCGTCGCGCAGGGAGGAGTGCGGGCCTGCGGTGGGCTTGTGCTGGACGTAGAGGCGGGCCTGGCTCAGGCGCCCGGCCAGGGTCGAGGCCAGGAACCTCTCCTCACCGACCTCGTCGTAGGCCGCCCACGCCTCCGCCTGCCACGAGCGGGTGCCGGGGGACTGCTGGGAGCGCGGGAGGGTGCCCGGGCCGGCGGTGCCGCGAGAGGGGGCGGCCGGACGTGAGGCCGCGGCGGTGAGGGCGGAGGACCGGGAGGTGGCCGGGGCCGGCGGCTGCTGGACGATGACGCCGCGG